AGTGCACCGTTAGTTGTTTCTCTAACATTAAATCTCGCTTGATCTGGTATTGGTCCATTAGCAGTTACATTTGCCATCCAAGCACCATCATTTGGATTTACATCAGCATTAAATCTTACCTGAACCATTTGAGTAGAAGCATCTTGTTGTGGAAATGGTCTTAAATCCCAAGCAATATCTAAACTTGTTCCAGTAGTTGAATATGTAATTCCAGTTCCTGTACTCCAAGTAGTCCAGTCCCATCCAGCAATAGATACTGAAGGTGCGCCTGGAGTTGTATGATAAACCCATCCTTCATTTGTTCCAAATGTTATTGTTGCATTTGATCCAACAAATACATTATTGTAAACAGTTCCACCCATTTGCATTCCGAATGGAAGATTCATTTGAACACCAGCATCATCTACTCCAGAAAGAACATTTGTTGTTGATCCGATAGTTGCCTGTAAATTATTGACTGCAGTTTGAGCATTATCAATTGCTATATTTGCTTGAGTAAGTTCAGTTTGTGCAGTGGCTTGCGCTGTCGCTGCTGCTGTTTTTGCTAAAGAAACTTGTGATACTTCAACCTGTGCAGTGGCTGTATCAATATTATTTATAGAGTTTTGGGCTGTAACAATAGTATCTTTAGCATCTTGAACCACTTGCGAACTTTGATCTACTGGTGTAACAGATAAATCTATTGCACCAATTGTAGCGGTTGCTGTGTCTACTAAGACTACATTTGATTGTGCTACTGATACTGTGGCTGTTAATGTATCCACCGCTGCCTGAGCCTCTACCCTTTCAGCAACTGCTACTGCTATAGTGGCAGTGGCTGTGTCTGTGGCTGCTATGGCTTGCTGAACCTGCACAGTAGCCGTTTCAAGGGCTGAATTAACTGCTTGTTGGGCAGGGCTGACAATGACCTGCTCTTGATTATCTGTAGCCCCAGCATGATCTGGTGCCATAATTCCAAAAACTGTTAAAAATAATCCCACCCCAAACGCTAAAGTTATTTTTTGTTTGAGATTAATCAATTGAGTGGTGATCTCCTATGGTTAACTATATTAGTAATTATACCATTTTTATTAAATAAAAAAGAGGGCTAGCACTTGGCTAACCCTCTAATTTATAAAGTTTTACTTAGTTAAAAGTTTTACTTTAGCCTTTGGATTTTTCTTGTTCCACTTTGTAGCAAGTGCATTATATTGCTTTACAAAAGCAGCACGATCAGCAATTGCCTTAGCCTTTTCTGCAGCAAGTTCTGCTTTAAGACTATCAAAAATTCCTTGCAATGCTGTTACTTGTGCAACTAATGCTGCAAGAGTAGCGTTTGTGCTAGAAGAAGAATTTGATACCTTTGCTGTTGCAGATACTGCTACCTGTCCAGCCAAAGGAAGTGAAGTTCCACCAGTTGCTGAAATAGTTACAGTGTTTTCTGTCAATGGCATAAATACCTTGTATGACTTAACTGTATCTGTATCAGTTGTAACTGATGTTGCTGTAATAACATCTGATCCTGAACCAAATGCGTAGGTTGAAGTAATTCCACCTGTTGCAAATAGAGCAGAATGTGCTTTTCCAGATACTGGAAGACCTGCTGCATCAAGAACCTGTACCTTGATAATTGCTGCTTCTCCTGGAAGGTATGTATCCTTATCAAATGACAACTTAACTGTTGCTGCTGGTGACTCTACACGAGTAGATACTGGAGCAGACTTAATAGTTCCCGTTGCATTTCTAATTGTAACTGCAGCACCACCAGCCTTAACGCCAGTAATTGTAAATAGTGCTTCACCATTTGAAATTGCCACTGCTGTACCTGAATCAGATACTATAGATAAATCTGATGAATTAGCATAAAGTGTTCCCGCACCAACTGTTACACCTGATGCATCCTTAGCAACTGCCTTTACAGTAGTTGTATTTGCACCAACTGCAATGACAGACTTAATTGGAGTAGCAACAATTGTTGCGATATCTCCATAGAATGTTACAGTCTCTGTTGCAAGAACTGTTCCTGTAAGGGTTGTAATTGTAACTGTTCCAACTCCTGCTGTACCGTCAGCAAAAACACCAATGTAGTTGCCTGATGGAATTACAAGTGAACGACCTGCTGATCCAATTGTTGTAGCATTTGTACCATAACCAACAAGACCTGCTCCAGTTACTGTAGCAAGAAGTGATTCTGATGTTGCTCTACCTGCTGCATTCTTTTGTGAAAGAACAATTACCGCTGCTGCATCTGATGATGCTACCTTTGGCGCAAATACTGAATCATCTGTTGTAGCAGTAATTACTTCACCTCTATTAAGAATTGAAGTTGTTGTTGATGCTGAAGGAACTGTATCTCCTGCACCTACTGTTACTGTCCAAGATACAGAAGGACCACTTGATGGACGTGTTGTAAGAATTGTTGCAACATATGTTCCAGCAACTGTTGGAGCAGCCAAAGTAACTGTAAACTTTGCTGTTACGTATCCTGCTGTATTAACTGTTGAGTTAACATTTGCAGTTAAACTATCTCCTGCAATTGCCACTGTTGCTGTATTTGTTTCAAGCAATGTAAGTGTTGCAGACTTGTTAGCCGTAGAAGGCTGTGTAAACATGGCAGATAGAACTGTTGCTGTATCTGCTGATGTTTCTGAAATATATGACAATGAAACTACTGCTGTTGCAGTCTCACCTACGATAATTGAATCTGTAGCAGAATCAATTGTCAAGGTTGGTGCAATAACAGCAGCACTTGTCGGAAGTGCTGACATTACGCCAAAGGACATGGCTGCAGCGAGTCCTAGGGCAATTTTCTTAAATGAATTCATTATTCTCCTTGTTATTTTTATATTAAGTTGAGTTTATCTAGAAAATCCTTAACATCGTTAGGCATTTCCCGATTATCCAATTCTACCATACGTTGCTGCTTTTCTGCAAGTCGTGTAGAAGAACTCCATGTGTGAATTTCTATCTCTGTATTATTAGTCTTTTGTGTATGGGATATTGCTCCAAATACCGCCCCACAAACTGCATCAGCCAAGTCTTTTGACTTTTTACGAGGGTGATCAACCCTATTGCCTTTCATTATTTTTAATTCTGACATTTCTTCTAGCAAAATTGGAATCATTGGAATAGCAACACGCTCTTCATAAATCATCATAGCCAAATCTTCATAGTGTTTTTTAGCAACTGAAACAGTCTCTGTTTTAATTCCAACAGCCTGTAATTCATTCTGAATATCAAAAGACTGCCATCGGTCAAAAGAAACCATACCAATATTAAATCCTTGTCTACGCAAATTCATAATCCATTGTTTTACCTCAGATAAATTGACTGGTCCTTCTGCTCTTGGCTCCCACCAGGCAACGGCATCAACAACAACAATAGGAGCAACCTGCTCATAATCTTTAATAACTTGAATGTTAACCCATTTATCAACATGTGCAATAGCAACAGCACATTTGTCATGTTTTTGTGCAAGGTCGGCATGTATGTAATAAACTTTATTCTCATCTGGTTTAAAGGTTTCATCAAACCTTCTAAACTGATCTAATGGATTTCTAGTGTTCATACATTTTTCTAATTTATCTTTTTGTTTAAAGAAAGCATCTGATGCATATGTAGGCATGCATGCAAAACGCATCATTGCATCTCCTAAATCTGTGTAAAAGGCTAGTTTAAAATCTTCTATTTTACGAGTAGGGTTAACTTCCCAAGTTGGTCGTTTAAATGCATACACCCTTGGAATTTTGTATGACAGTATTGTGTCTTCTTCCCATGAAATTTCAAATTGATTTCCTGGATCATCATGTGGCAAATCTTCATTCATAATAAATGTGTGTGTGCGTTCAACAGTTTCTTTTTCTGCAATTACTGATTCATATCGCTGAGAAATAAAATCACCTTGATAGCGTGGGAATGAAAGCAAAACAACTTTACCAAGATCAGGGAAACGAGAATCTACAGTACCACGAAATGCTTTATATATATTGTCAGCAGTCTTACCCTGTTCATTGCCAGTATTAACCTCTGTTGCAAAACCAGAAATCTCATCAAGCACTGCCATAAGAAGGTTTAATCCCTCATGCGATTCTCTTTCTGAATGACCAGAATAAACAGTAATTGCCTTATCAAATTCTACAGAGTCTGCTTTAGCATTATACTTTCCAGCAAACCATGGTGACTTTTCAATTTTTGTTTTAAAACCTTTAAAGAAAACATTCTTAGCCTGTTGAGCGTTAACAGCAACGTTAATAATATCAATAGCATCTCCTGCAGGCTTGCCAAAATATATTGCTGGATCTTTGAGACAAAGCAGTTTATATACTACATATGCACATGCTACGGTAGATATAAAGTCTTTTCCAGATCCCTTGCCAAGTTGTAGAATTAGTTCATTTTTAGTGTATTTATTAAAATGATTTAATCCTTCGGCATCACCCATCAACTCCATAAGATCTTCTTTACGATAAATTTGGCTCATGGCCTCTACTATTTCATATTGAATATCGGACAATATTGGTTGTCCAAGATAATCTGGTGACTGCACAAATGTTTTTACGTCAACTGGTTTTTCAATAAAATGGTTTTCTTTTAATACTTCAAGAAAATCATTGAACATCGTGGACAATTGTAATCACTTCGCCTTCTTTTGCAATAGATGAAAGTCTATGCATAATTAAATCACGAACTTCAGGATGTTCTGACGCAATGTCTCTAAGAATGCCAACAAGAACTTCTTGACGACGTTCAATCTCAACCATCTCTTCTGCAAGTTCTTTGTTCTCAAGTAGACCAGCCTTTTGAAGCATTTCAATTCTAGATTTTTCAATGTCTACAACTAACTTAATTGCTTGTGTTTTTGCACTAAGATTATTTGTCATTGATGCCTCATCAATAACCTCATAAGATTTTGTAATTAATTTACTATAATGTGCATCTGCTCCAGCAAGTGCTTCTTTTGCACGAGCACGAATTGCTTCATTAGCGGAAGCCATGACTTTCCACTCATTAATTAATGCAACAACACGAGTTCTTGGCATGTTCAAGTCTTTAGAAATTTTTGTTGGATCTTGACCTTTAAGATATTCCGCAACAACTTTATTTACTTCATCAAGATGCTCTATTAATTCTGTTTCAGTTGACATTTTTTTCCTTTGCTATTTTAAGCAATACCAAATATCCAATAAGATCATCTATATCGTTGTCTCCAACATAGTCTGTACCCTTCATAAGTCTGCTTAACTTATCATCAATTCTTACCCTAAGTTGTTCTACTGGATCTGCCTTGCTAAAAATTCTAACGGGATCTAAAGCAGAATCTCCGTATGCAATATTTTTATCAACAAGCATTTGTGCAATTCCGTGGCATGTTAACCAAATATCTTTCCCAGATGGAGCACCAATAGAATGAAGATATAAATCTTCACAACTAAAATTTTTTACATCTTTAAATACTGGATTTAATTTAATCTTAATACCTCTATCTATTTTTAAAATTTAATTATTCTGAATCTATATCCCAAGAATTTTCTGTTTTTTGAATAGATCCAGGAGAAAAATAATTATAATTTTTTTCTATCATATTAAAATTATTTTTAATAAAAACTGATGTGCATGCTTCTTCAACTTCCATAAATCTTAATCCCCAAAGTGGAATTTCTAAATAACCGTTATCATATAAAAACTTACATGTATTTTTGTATTCGTTACTATTATCTAATATTAAAATATTTGGAGATTCAGTCTTTAAAATATTCTTAGTTAATAAAAATCTATTAGATGCAGAATCAATAAAAACAATTGTTTTATCGTTAATTTCTATATCTGGAATTTTATTTTCTAAATCATATTTTTGAATAAACCTGTAGTCAACATTTTCTGATAGTGATGATTTAAAATTATTATAAAAATTTATATCAGTTTCAAACGAAACAACAGTTTCTACTTTGTCAGCAAAATAATTTGTTGAGTTTCCAGAACCAAATTCAATTAAATTAAAGTCACTAAAATCATAAGACTCAAACCAATCTAGAAATGGTAAAGACAGCATTGGTTTATTTTGATATAAACCTTTTGCTCTTAAAATTGTCATTATTGATGCTATTTTAAAATAATCGTAATCTAAAATTATACCGCCAGTAGTATAGATTGGTTGTTCTTTCATCGCTTTGATCTCCTTAGTTTAAATTTTGCAAGATATACGTAAACAGTTTCTACACTAGTCCCGCATTCTTTTGCAATGTCTTGCGGAGATTTTTTATCTATAAGATATCTCTTACGGAGCCAAACCTCACTTGTATACAGTTTACCACTCATAGTGTTATTTGTCAACCTCTTTTGTATTAATATCATAATAAAATTTATCAGAGTCTTCCAGCATCCATTTATTTTGATTTTCAACATCCCATTTATAATCATTAATTATTCTTTCAATAACATAATCTTTTTTCAGGGTAAAGGAAGGTTCATAAATACGAACTCTATTATTGGGCTGAACAGCAAAGTTGCCATCATCTCGCTGTATGACGTGTCCACATTTGTGCTCAGAAGGACTTTCTGAATACCCGTCATCCATAACGTTTGCATCTGGATTATGCCAGTCAAGAGTAAAGAGATATGTTCCATCATGTCTTGTCTTTGTTCTATCAATATATGACATTCTAAGGTTTGTAAGATTTTCAAATTTAGTCACAGATATGTGATGGCTAAAGGAGTTCCATAAAACTAAATTGTGTAAGTCTACTTCAGGAACTCCAGGTTTTGTACAAAATGCACTAATTGGCAATCTCCACCATAGCCCACCGTCTTCCATCATTATGTGAAATAAAGGACTTCTGCTTTTTATACTAGCAACACCAAATATAACACATGGGAAATACTTGTCATGACTATCTTTTTGATTTCTTAAATAATTACCACGAACATAACATTCAATTGGTGGAATATTGGCATTTAATTCTGGCATATTTTAGTTTACATCCCTAATAATTTGAATTATTTTTTTATGTTCTATTGATTTTGTTACTTCACTTTCAAGCCAAGCAGAAGCAGTTATGTTTTCTGTATATCTTTTTAGATTATTTGATAAAAAATTATATTCTTGTAAAATTGCATCATTATCAAATAAATTAAGACCAGCCATAACAACAGCAAAGTTGGCTGCAGAAAACATAGCGTAGGTAGAATAATTCATAAAATCTTCAGCGATTGGAAGTTTTGTTTTCCATCTTTCTAAATTATATTTTAAAGACTCTGGAATTTCTACACTTAAAATATTTTTCCAAAATTCAGTGTCATTTCTTTTTGTTAAATAATGCAACACAATAAAGTCTCTAATATTTTCTGTTATTTTTTCAAATGATTCATTATAATCTTTTATAACTCTTTCATCATAGTTTTGAATTTTATGCATTAACAAAAAACTTTGTTGAATTGTTAATCCAATTGAGGTTGCTTCTAATGGTTCAAAGAAACATCCGCTTAATCCCATTGCAACACAGTTTTTACTCCAGACATTTTCTAAAGCGCCAGGATCAAACTCAAAAGTTTTTCCAATCTCTACTTCATGTCCAAGTTCTTTTTCTACCTCTAATTTTGCTTCGTCAGCAGTTATAAAGTTTTTGTCGTATATGTATCCATTTCCGTGACGGCCCCAAGTTGGTATCTTAAATCTCCAGCCTGCATCCATTGCTTTTGCCAATGTCCAATAATTGTAATTGTCTTCATCTCCTGTTGGAAATGTAATTGCAGAGTTTAATTTTAAATATTTGCTAAAAGATTTCCATTTAACGTCTAATTTATTCATTAAAATTCTATTGAATCCTGTTGCATCTATATAAAAATCACTTTTATATTTTGATTTTTCTCCAACTATAAAATCAATAAAACCCGTTTCGTCTAGTTGAACTTCAACTATATCATCATCAAAAACATTAATGCCTGTTGCAACGGCTTTCTTTTTTAAAAAATCATTTAATTTAAAAGTATTAAAATGATACTGGTTTGTTGGTGCCGAAGAGTCTATATTTATTGCACTTGGAGGAACTAAATTATTTACAATACTTTCTGGATAAAGATTTAAATTTTCAGGTATTTGTTTTCCATATACGTTAAGGTATTGTCCAGACTTTGATGCGTATGGATGATAAACAGAATGTAAATATTTTTTATCTTTTATCCAATTATCAAACATAACACCTATTTTAAATGTTGCATCGCACTCTAAAATAATTTCACTATCTTTAATTCCAAGAAAATTCATAAATTCTTTAAAATGTTCTGTTGATCCTTCACCTACACCGACAATGCCAATATTTGAAGAATAAATTAAATTTACATCTAGGTTGCTGCGATTTTTTAAAATAAGTGCAGAAACTAAACCAGCGGTCCCACCGCCAACAACGGTCAAACTTTTTACGTTTTTCATTATTTATTTACCCCTATCGCTTTATCCCAATTATTAATAGCCCAATGCCCGATACCACAAGCGTCAGCAACGTCGTTGTCGCTAATAATTTTATCATAATTAATTTCAATTATTTTTATAGTCCTTTCTTTTCTAATTTGCCTCTCGTATGCCTTATACCAAGATTCTGATTTTCCAGGGGATTTTAGCCTAATTGTAATCTGTTCTTCTTTTGTTAATTTTTTGTTTCCTAAATAATTTTGCCAAGTTATGGGTGCTACTGTTCCTATAGTTTTTGTTCCAGTTAACCCTGCTGCACCCAAAAGTGCGCCTTGAACCAATGCTAGATCTGCAGCAGTTTTAGGACTATTCATAAATACAGTATGTTCAATTATAACTGCTTCAAATCCTCCACAATATTCAAAAAATGCTTTTGTTTTAGCGCAAGCATCCATAACCTTTTCGTAATTTGTTTTTCCTTCAAAATTAATTTTACCAATATCTCCCAAAGTCTTATCATTAAAAATAGCAAAAGCAAGACTATTGGTACTTGCATCAATAGCACAAATTGTTTTGGGATTACCATTGTTGTTCATAGTCAATAAATCCTTTTATTTGTTTTAACATTTTATCTACTTCTTTTTTATTTACATTGCAATTAGAACAAAACCCAGAATCATTGTATATTGAAAGTTGTTCTTTACAACCACCAAGACAAAGCCTTTTCTTTCCTTTTCTTTTTTGTCTGCGAGTTATTTGATACCTTTCGGCTATCTTCGCTTTTGTTGCTTCTTCTCTGCAAAAGTTTCCACAATAAATTTGATAACTTACTTTAGGTTTAAACGGGGTCTCGCATCTTTCACACAATTTCACATTAATTAACCCTCTTCATCCTTTAATAATACCAAAGGTTTAATCTTTATTGTGCCTGGCCCTGCCTCAGCACATGCTTTTTGAATTGGACAGACTTTACAAATTTTTGAATTTGAGCGATATGGAATTTCTGGCAAATTTTGATCTTGCCAATTTTTATAAACTATTCTCATCCACTCAAAAGCCTGCTCTACCCAATTACGATAATGTTCATTTACTACTACAGGCAATGTAAGTAACTCGTGATTATTTTTATTTTCATAAATCATAACACCTTTACGAATTTTTAAAACTTTCATATACATTAATAATTGCATTAGGTGACCCATCTTAGGTCGTCTACTTATTTTTTTGTATTGAAATCCATCATTAGGCATTGTCTTTATTTCACCAATAAGTCTTTCACCTTTATAGTCAAGCATTACATCGCCATATCCGTCAAATGGTGGATCATCAGTTTTAACTCTAAATTCCATTGCTGGATGAGTTTGCTTGTTATATTTTCTTGGAAGTGGATCAAACTCCATATCTTCTGCAAGCAATCCAGATGCTGCTATTGCTTCTTGAATTCTTTCATGCCCAAGACTTCCCTGTGTTCTATTTGCTACACCAAAAGCATCTGCATTGTCATAAAATATTTGACCTTCAAATGCTAAATGCCAATATCTTGGGCACTCTCCAGAGCCGTAGGTTAAATTAGATGCAGAAAAATTATTTTTCTTTGTAAATTTTGGTTTTGTTTTAGCAAGGTATCCAGAGTTAATTGCGTCTACTAAACCTTCAACAAAACCTTCGTCTTCTTCAGTATTTGTAACCTTACTTTTGGTATCTTTAATCATAACTTGTTTTAATAAATTTTTAGCCATTTTTATCCTTTGTTTGTATTAAGTATAGCAGGTTAGCGCATTATATATTTAAGCGCTGACACCAAGTTGTTTATAGATTCTGCTGCTGTGTAATATATGTTCTTTTTGGCACGATCATTTTTGTCTACATTGGCCATCCAGGTAGCCCTGAAAGCCATCTTTGCTGCTATTGCTTGAAGCCTTACTATCTCAATACTTGCTACTTGAGCAGGAATGTCTGGCTTAATTATTACCTTGGCAATAAATGTTAGGGCAGCAGTAAGTTCTTCATCTTGCATATAGTCTGCAATTTCTACAAGCCCATTAACCATCTCTAGTGTTGTTTTTTCTGTTGTCATTTTTTAACTAACCTCCTTGTTATTGGCATAGTGCTGATTGTGCTTAATATTGCCATTATTAGTAATGCAGTAAACATTTGAGATGTAATTATTCCCTTATCTAATAAAACTGTACAAAAAATAATTTCAATTAAAGCCTTTGTTTGAAGTAGTACCCCAATAACAAAAGCATCTGTTTTTTTCCATTTCAGAATTTTTCCAGCAATCAAAACTCCTAAAATCTTTGACATAAATTGTACAATTAACAGAATAATAGCAACAAGTATTACAAATGTACCAGATACAGACCAACCAGTTTTTAAACCAGTAATAAGAAAAAACACTGGCATAAGAATTAAAAGTATATTATCTCTAAACATTTTCATTTCATTTTTATTAAACCATTCAGACTTCATTGTTACTCCAGCAAGGAATGCACCAACCATATAATGTAATCCAGACCAATCTGCTGCAAATCCAACCACAATAATCCAAAGCATTGCTATTGCCCAGCGATCACGAGATTCTGGAACTTTTGCAATAAGTTTGTTTAATAAATAAGAAAATAATACAAATATTGGTAAGAAAATTATTTGTCTAATAACTCTTTGCCAATCCATAATAATAATAGCAAGTACTGCCCAAATAAAAATATCATCTAGGCTTGCATATCTTAATGTTCTTTTACCTAATTCTTTATTAAAAATTCCAAGTTTTTCCATAAGGAGAATTAAAATTGGTAATGCAGTTACTGCTGTAGCCATTCCAACTCCAAAAGTAAATTGCCATGTACTAGCATTATTACCTTCCCATCCAGGATAATTTGAAATAATTAATGCAAGAATAGAACCAAAACATAGAGGAGTTAAAAGAGCAAATGCAGATGTTACCAGTGTGTCTTTCTTTTTAGTAATTGCCTCTTTTAAATTTAATTCAACGCCAGCGGTCCAAACGAATAACATTACACCCCACCAGGCTATTCCGCTTAAAACCTTAATATTATCTTCTGTAAATATTGTATTATAAAATTCTGGAAACTGTTTTCCAAGTATTCCTGGTCCAAGAATAATTCCAGAAACAATTTGAACCACTGCTAATGGCATATAGTTGTCTGTTTTAAAAAATTTCCAAAAAAGATATGGGAGTAAAAAAATAACAAGCAAACTAACTAGAAATATTTCTGTTGGATTTCTTAATATCATCTATTTCTCCTCTGTTAATTGCTCTAGCATGTTCATTTCAATTATAGCAAGCCTTACCTTTGTATTACCTTCTCCAAGAATTACAACAATTGCTGGAGATTTATCTCTACCCGCCTGAATAGAATCAGTAACAGCCTTGGCCCAAATATCTTTATTTAATGTAAAAGATTTTTTGCTTTCTTTAAAGTCAACAACAAATCCTCTCCAAGTAGCATCACCCTTTTTAGTGTTACGACCAGAGTTTTTATGTTGTTTTGCTCCTATTCTTTTTGATTCATTTTTTTCTGTCACTTTTTTATCCATGCCCAAACATTATCATGAATACTTAAAATATTATCTTCACCTATATTATTTTTAAAATTTAAAATTGCATCTTGTAAAATATTCCAACAGTGACCAGAAATAATTCCACCTATTTTTATTTTTTTATACCAATTACTAATATCTTTATGTGTCATTTCTAAACTTTGTGTTGCATCATAAAAAAGTAAATCTATAGATTCTTTATCAAACATTGATAAGGCTAGGTCAGATTCTAAATTTATTAACTCTATTTTTTCTTGAAATCCACTAAATTTAATATTATGCTCTGCAAGAATTTTTAAATTATCAACTTCTTTTTTACCAAAATGATCATTATTTTCTACCCATGTTGTAGTATAAGGTATATATGGATCTATTGTATATATTTTTTTAATATTGGGGCAGTGCTGAGCAAGCATACATACTGTTGTACCAGCACCAGTTCCTACTTCTACGATAGTAGAATTTTTAGGTAAATATAGATTAATTAAATGAATTAAACTTTGTCCATAAATATTTTTATCTAAAAAATTATAAAATCCTGTATCAATTTTATTATTCACTTTAAATAGTCTCTTTTCTTTTTTTTAATAGGAATTAAGTTAACTTTTGAAATATGTTTTTGCGAACACATCCAAGTAGCATCTCCAGTTTTTGCATAAAACCTTAACACTTTTACAATTTCTTGACAAGTTTTACAAGGCCATTTACCTTCATATGTAGAAAAATTTTGTTCAGACATTAATTATTTTTGTCCTAAGTGTTTCTTGTAAATCTAAATCTTCTTTAACACGATTAATTAAACCATCACGACCTTGTACTTTTGTTCCATCATCTAATTGATACCATGCGCCAGTTCTATTAAGTAAGCCAATTGACTCTGCAGTATCAACTAAATCTCCAATTGCATCAATGCCAATATTATCACCTCTAAAATAAAAATCATATTCGCCAGATTGAAATCCTGGAGAAGTTTTGGAGAATTGAAGTTCCCAGCGAATCTTTCTACCAATTTTTTCTTCAATTAGTTTGTCACCAATTTTAATTTTTCCTTTAAGTGCTTGGTTATCAGATTCTGAAGAAAATAATTTAATTACACAAGAAGAATAAAACTTGGTGGCCTGACCACCAGATGGTTGCTGACTTGTGTACATTGCATTAATATTATTTCTAGACTGAGAAATAAGAACAAGAAGTGTAGGCTTTACTTTATTATTTGCATAATTAAGCATCTTCCAGGCATTACTAAAATCTCTAGACTCAGCGCCAATCTGTTTTGTATTTTCAAGTGCTTTCATTTCATCCGAATCTTTTTCAAAATATATAGCAGGAAGCATTGAGGTAATTGAGTCAATTACGATTAGATCAACACCAGCATTTATTAGTCCTACACCAACATCTACCATATCGCTAATAGTACGTGCTTGTGAATAAATCAGTTTTGTTGGATCTACCCCTAATTGTTTTGCCCAATCTTCTGAGTACGACATTTCAGAATCAATCCAGGCGCATACCTTACCTTCTTTTTGTGCTAAAGCAATCATTTGCAAACACATAGAAGATTTAGCAGAAGACTTGCTGCCCCAAATTAGTACCTGCCTACCGTAAGGTAAGCCTCCTCCTAATGCACGATTTAAACCAAAACTTGGCGTTGGCTGATATTCAAAATTAATTCCCTCTCCAGTTCCAAGTCGCTTTCTAATTTTTGGGTCTAACTGAGATAATACATCTTCTACACTAACCGACATTTACATCCTCCATTATAACGGTTCCATCTTTGGTTTTACCAAAACTAAATTTATATGCATTGCCTTCTTGAACATGCATGTAGGCTTTTGGAAATGCTGTTGGGAATACTGTAACAGAGTGTAAGTCTCGTGCAGTATCTGCTAATGTAAGTGAAGCCATTTTTTTTCCAGCCTTTGTAATTCTTGGTTTAAAAGAAACAACAAACATTTCGTCTTCTTTATAAGGCAGTTGCTTATAACTTAAGAATTTAATTAATGCATTTGAAGATTCTTTTATTTCATCTACAGGAATTGCAGAAACGATCCTGTTATCGCTAGCAAGAATTAAATAGGTACGACCTGTCTCAATAGTCGTTGATTCTTCATCAAATATACCAACAGAGCCTGTCTTATCAAGAACTTCAACTCGTGACCACCCAGTTCCTCTTTTAATTGTTTTAACCATTCCCATTAATATGAAAGAACCCTTTTCTTCAAAATCTTCCACATCATTAATAAATGCATAGTAGTGGGATGGAATTGTAATATTAAACTCTGGAAGGTTTAGATAATCATACAGGTTCTCTTTAATCTCATCATCATTTCTTGGATTATCTGGAAATGTAGCAGCACCAATTGATCTTAATGCCTGTAATGCACGACTATTAACCCCATTCCCTTTAGTAAAAGTAAATTCCTCAAGTTCTTTATAAGATTTAAATGGTCTTGCTGCAATGTACCTTTCTGCAATTGTGTCAGATATGTACTTAATAGCACTAAGCCCAAAACGAATACCCTTACCCTCAATCTTAAAATCTGTATCTGAATCATTAATATGAGGTAGTTTAATTGAAATACCCATGCGCTTAGCCTCAATTAGATATTCTGTGCGACCATCTTTATCTTTTTCATTTTTAAGAAGTGCAAACATAAATTCAAGAGGATAATAATACTTTAACCACGCCGTCCAATACGAGACTGTAGAGTAAGCAACCGCATGACTCTTGTTGAATGAGTAGCCCGCATGCGCTTCAAAGTCATGCCATAAATCAAGAGCCTGATTGGGACTAATATAGGCAGAAGCACCTTTAACGAACTTGTCTTTGAATACATCAAACTCTTTAGCATCTTTTTTCTTGCCAATGATTTTTCTAACTTTATCTGCTTCCGACATGGACATGCCTCCAAGGTATACGCATGCTTGCATAACCTGTTCCTGGTATAAAACACAGCCATAAGTGTCCTCCGTAAATGGTTTCATTACCTGATGACTATATGATACCGACTGTTTTCCATGCTTACGAGCAATATAGTCTTTACCAATAGTGTTCATAGCACCTGGACGAACAAGAGCATTAGATGCAGCAAGTTCGTTTAAGTTTTTTACACCCATCTTAACGAGAAGGTTTGTGTAAGGAGTTGCCTCACATTGAAACACTCCTTTAGTAAATCCGCTTGATAACATTTCATATACATTAGCATCTTCAAGATTAATTTCTAATAAATTAATATCTTTAAAGTGATTTGTTTTAATCATATCAATAGTATCTTTAATAACGCTAAGAGTCTTTAGGCCTAGTGCATCAATCTTAACTAAGCCAATTCTTTCTGCCTCTTCCATGTCAACTCCAACAACTGGTATACGTTCATCGCTGCCAGTAGAAGATCTTGTTTCCATAGGGGCATGCCTAAATATTGGTTCTTTTGCAGTTACAACACCAGCAGCATGAATTCCTGTACCACGAATACGACCACGAAGTTGTTCTCCGTATATCTCTACTTCTGGATATTTATTGCGAAAGTCTAGCGTTGATTTAGAACTACAAAAATCATCCCATGTATCTACGGTTTTTAACACTTTGTTTACATCTGAAAGAGGAATGTTTAATACTCTTGATACATCACGAACAATGCCTTTACCAGTAAACTGTAAGAAGGTAGCAATAGATGCAACATGCCTATATTGTCTAACAAGATAATCTTTTACTTCTTCACGACGAGAATCCTGAATGTCGGTGTCAATATCTGGAAAGTCATTACGCTCTGGATTAATAAAGCGGAAGAACAATAGGCCATACTTGATAGGGTCAATATCTGTAATACCAAGTGCATAACAAACTAAAGATCCCGCAGAAGATCCACGACCTGGACCAACCATAATTTTTTCTTTTTTAGCCCAAGCAATCATACTCTGAACAACAAGAAAATATGAATCAAAGTTTTTTGATTTAATAATTTCCAACTCTTCATCTAGTCTATCTAGATAAACTTTGTCTAAATCTAAACCACGATCCTTTAAACCTTGTATAGCAATAGACCTAAGTTCTTTGGCAGGATTTTTATACTGGACTGGTAATAAATTTAAACCATCCTTAATATCATAATCTTCAATCTTATCTGCAATGGCTATAGAGTTGATATACATATCTTCTCTCACTATACCCTGCAATTCCATGGCAACCTTCATCTCATCATAAGATAAAAGGTGAATGTCAAACTTATTGAATGACATTTGTCGGTCTTCGCCATACAAGTAGTCTAGGCGTTGCAGCATATTGCCTTTCTTTTTTGATTTTTCATATGTTGCATCTTTTTGCACCTTTGCGTGAGAGTTCATAAGTAACTTAAACTCTTGTATTTCCTTTTGTGAATCGTCAACATGGTGACAGTCTGGTGTTACTACAACTTCAACCTTAAACTCATCTGCAAGATCTGATAACTGCTTATTAACTTCTGCACCATTGTGTGGCATTAACTCCATATAGAAGTCATCTTTAAATACTTTTTTAAACCATTCAATATGCTTCTTTGCCTGAGCATACTCTCCATGCTCAATAGCCTTTGCAATGATACCGCTTAGACATCCAGATAAAACAATAATGCCTTCGCTGTACTTCTCAAGAACTTCAAAGTCAAAGCGTGGCTTACTGAAATATCCTTCAGTCCAAGCAATTTCATTAATCTTGTTTAGATTCTCTAAACCAAGTTGGTTCTTAGCGAGAAGGATAATGTGGTTATAGACCATATCAGTTGGCTCAGTGCGTTCTGCTTTTGCCCTCTTATCAAATCTATCAGCACAAAAATATCCTTCTACGCCAAGAATAGGCTTTACACCTTTTGCTTTTGCAATTCGGTACAGTTCCCGATGCCCAGATAAAGTTCCGTGATCTGTGATAGCCAATGCTGGCATACCAAGTTCAACTGCTCGGTCAATATATTCTTCTGGAGTAGCAACACCATCAAATAATGAATAGTGTGTGTGTACGTGTAAGCCTACGTAACTCATCTTACCAATCTACGTTGGTTGCAGATGAAGTTGTTGGGCCATCAAAGCCCAAATAGAATGCTTCTTGCTCGGCATAAGGAATTTTCTTTAGTGCCAACTCAAGAGGATATGGCTTAACTTCGGACCAATCAAATGGTTCCTTGTCTGGTGCACCTGGAATAGTTGTATAAGATGTTTCAGTTCCCTGACCATTACGCTTTACTTTCCATAGTACGTTAGAGATGCTTCCTGTTTCAAGAGCATACTCACGAATTGTATTAAATGCTGATTGCTTGCTAACACCCATTGACCAAATAGCCACATAAGGTGGTTCAATGCCATCGTCAACTAGAACATTGCAATAGAAACGAAGACGTGCTCTCCAGCCAGCCTTTGGATCTTTACGGTGCATTTCTTCTGCCCAGTCACGACCTTCTGACTCCATTGTATCTACAGCCTTGCGCTTGTAGTCTTTTGGATTTGTGTGTTCCTTTACAACTAGTGCAAGACCACGTTCTGCATTGTAGTTTGCAGAGTCCTCATCTAGTTCTTCAATGAAACGAATTTTTGCTGATTGACCATCGGCAAGTTTTAACCATCTTACCTTTGGTGAATTTTCATCATATTTTGGTTTGTCAACTAGGGCGTTAATGTTTTTTAGTCCCTTTACTATAGTCATATTATTTTTTTCTCCTTGTATGCTTTTATCTATTTTAACATGCCGATAATAGAATTGTCAAACTGGAACTCCAGTTTTTTAATTGAATCATCATCCATATCGCCTATATCTTTATATTTTTTATCTATATAAACAGAAGTGACAACTGGTCCAAGTTTTTCAATTAACTTATCTCTCATTATCATTCCTGCATCATCGTTATCTGCAATTAAGACAATGCTATTAAAATATTTTTCTAATAGTTTTATCTGTGCTGCAGAAACATTAGCCCCTAACGTAGCAACGGCAGGGAAACCTACTTGATCTAGTCTAATTGCATCAAAAGATGATTCTACTACATAAACTATATTTGATGTTTTTATTCTATGCAAATTAAAAAGAATCTTTCCTTTTGGTAAACCTGGAGTATTTTTAAATTCTTTACCCTCAATGGTTCTTGCAACAAATCCTATACACATGCCGTCAGGGGAGTGTACTGGTATAGTTACAGAATCTTGTTTGTCGGAATATCCAAGATTAAACTTAATTACAGAGTCTTTTGTTATTTTTCTTCCTTCAAAATATCTTATTGCTCTTGGAGATTCAAGTGCTTGATTATTTAATCTTTTAATAAGTAGTTCATCATATTGCACAAAGTCTGGCTTATCTATTAACGCTTTGTTTATAGAATCCTCAATACTTGTTTCTTGCTCTTTACTTTTAATATATCTAACAGACTCAAAATATGTTCTATTTGATATATGCATTACAAACTCAATTAAAGTTCGTGTAGTTTGACATCCAAAACAAAAAAACATTCCATGATCTTTTGATACTTCTCCAGCAGGAGTTCTATTATTATTATGGTAAGGACAAAAAATTATATAGTCGGTTCCATATTCTGCCTCAATGTCAACACCTGCCCCAATTAAAACACGACGAACTTGGTCTGCAGTATAAGAATCTTTACTTGCCATCTTCAAAATCCTTATAACGATAATACCCTTTATCAAAATCTACTTGCACTAAAAAATCACCCATAAAACCATTACGATTTTTTCTAAATACACATTCAATAATATCACTATTGGTAGCACGACCAAGGGCCATTACCCAGTCAGCATCATAAGCAATCTGTCTAGACCATGCTGTTTGACCCAAAGTTGGTGCACTACTGAGATCTTTTACATCATCTGGAGTGGCAGATGAGATGGCAATGATCGGAACTTCTTCACTAATAGCCATAAGTTTAAGTTCTCGTGAAAGGTTCTTCATTCGTACCGTTTCATTATCTGACTTTTGATTTGGACTCATAAGTTGTAAATAGTCTACAACAACAAAGTCTGGTCTATATTGGTCAATCTTTCCACGAATAACTGATGGGGTAACTTCCCCACCATTATCATTAGAAATAATATGAAACTCTGGTCTGCCCGCAACTTTATTAGCATGCCAATTTTTAAGCATGTCAAGTTCTACCTCACCATTGCTTAGTTTACGATGAGACCAAACACCTTCGCCCATAATTGCAAACACACGATTACGAACTTCTGTTTCAGACATTTCAAGAGAAATAATTAAAGGAGACTTGCCTTGTTTCCAAGCCTGTACAGCAAAGTATAGAGCCATCCACGACTTACCAATACCAGGGTAGGCTAGGAATACTCCCAATTGACCTGGCATAATTCCAGAAGGCAAATAATTATCAAATCCTGGAAGATTAGTTTTAATACCAATCTGACCAGTCTCTTTTTGTTTTTGTACATTTTCATAATATGCAAGTGCAGACTCTAGATCTGTTGCATCAATATCACGAATAGCAGATGTATTCTTTTTTAACTCTGATGTTTTTGTGATTAACTGTTCAAGTGCATTAGAGCCATTTCCTACTTGAACTTCTGATGCTGCGTTACGTAAAATATCTTTTAAACTATCATTTAAATATTCTGTTTGTAATTCTTCAAGGTGATGTTTTGTTGATCCAACTCCATCTATTGTGGTAAAGTCTCTAAATTTTTCTATTACTAAAGATGCTGGAGGAACTGACTGATTGTTTTCTGAATACAACCTAATAAAATTCCATACATCGTTATGTGTTCTTAAAAGATTTTCAACATTAGCCTGTAATAAAACATGAATTTGTTTATCATTGAGTACTGCTGTGATTAATTTTGCTTCTGTATTATTCACTCAGCCACTCCTTTGCTTTTTGTCTTAATGCTGCTCTTTGTTTAATATCTTCTTCTACTTCTAGTTTACCATTAAGAATTTTTTCTGCATTGTATGCAAAATAATTCCATGTAGGTTCTTGTGCAATATTAAAATAATATTCTAATAAATCATAACATTGTGATATACCATAAGACTCAATAAGTGCATCGGCAGCCCATTGCTCTACGTTAAGGTTCATGTTAGACTTTTGCTCGTACCTTTGCAGGTAAAACTTATTAAATCTACTGAGCAAAGCCATTCGGTCTTTGCGTTCAGCCATTAGTCTTTACTGTCAGACTCTGCTTCTGCTTCTTTAACCTTTTCTGTTAATTTGTCTTCAACAAATTTATACATTCTTTCAAAGGCCTGATCTGTATTTTCGCCATCACGCTTTGAGTCAACTACACCAAAGTCAAACCTTAGTGATTGAAAATTACCCAAGTTGAGGGTATATCCTAGCGCTACTGATATCTTTGTGTTTTCGTTTTCCATTGTCCCCACCATTTCTATTGTTAAATATTTTCTGCCCAAACAGGAATAAATCTGCCATCTTCTGTCTTTGTATATGTAAGTATACCGTCTCCCATTCGCCGTGTCAATTCTTGGCTTGTGGGTGTCATATTATTTGTTATAAGTCCATCTTTTCTTGGTTGTCCTATATGTATAGTAGCCAGTATAGCACGAATATCCCTAACCATGCTTTCTGAATAATAAGATCTTATTCTAAATCCACGTTCACCATTTAACTTTGCACCAACTGGTGGAGGAATCATTCCAGTTTTAATTAACTTAGGCATATACTTTCTATGACGATTAATTAACTTAGCAGTCTCTGCAACAGTATAGGCTCTTTCTCTATTTTTCCTAAAATCTGAACGCAAACAAGTTTCAATTCTATCCTTAGTTATATTATAAAAAGAAACCATTCCAGTAGATCGTGAACTATGGTGAATTCTTACCAGGTCATTATTTAGAAACCATATTTTTTGATTTCCCTTTATTACAGTTTCGTTATTGTAAATTTCGCCCTGTATAATTCCTTTGCCAGTAACCATCTTCCCTCTTCACTTTCTGCTGGTGGATGAAAAAACTTTCTCAAGCCACACACGATGCAATAAGTTTCTATGTGCTGAATACTACTATATTGTCTATCAACAAAGGTTCTACCCTTGCATTTTATGCAAGCAATCATAAAATTATCCTTTAGTTTGGAATTCCAACAATAATCAAATGTACTGCTAAAGATAGATCACCAGAAGCCCCAAATCTTACAACACCTTCAACCCTTGTTTCTGTAACACTTTTTAAAATAACATTTACATTTTGTCCCGCTGGAGTTTGTCCAATATTTACTGGTGTAGCAGAAACAATTGGAGGGTATTTAAAATCTTTAAAATCGTAAGTAAATGTTCTTTCATTTCCAGCAGAAACTGTTGAGTTGTTGGCAACTTCAACATAACCACCAATTATTCTTGAATTAGAAGTTTTAATTTCTTGTTTACCCGCACTTACAGTATCTATAACTGTTTTATTAGTAGTTGTAGATGCAACCTGTGTAGAAAGATCGTTTACAGCATCAACCAAACTGTATAAATATGTGACATCAAGAGGCTGCCCTCTTTCTGGTAGTGGTACTTTTGCCATTATTTCCTCCTATTAAAGTATATCATTAAACGGTGTGTGGACCATCTTCATAAACTAATAATAAAGCAGACTCTCTAGTAATTGGAGTTCCTTTTAAATATATTTCTGCTGAAAGTTTGTTAGGTGCAGACCCTTGAACTACCCCGCCTATTGTGTATGTGCTGGGAATTGGAAAAGAAATGTTTGCACCATCAATTCTTTGTTTATAAATCCAATCTCCATTATCATTTCTATCCCATTTTAACCAAATATCAAACTCGTGTGCTTTTCTAATTTCAACTCCATCTTTTTGTATTGAAACAGAGTCCCAGGCTAGGGTTGCAACTTGTCCTGATTTATTAAAAGATATATCTCCAGAAACGTAAGTATAGTTTGGTTGAACAATTGATGTTGGTGACCATTGTGATGTTCTGTTTTTATCTTCAGAAACTACCCTATACTTTAAAATATAACCTTCTTCATTTACGTCTATTGTGGGAAGGTTCTTTTGTCTTATTCTTATTTTTTTAATTCCTGAATCAGGCATTATGTTACACCAACTGAAAATCTAAATTCAATATAATTGCTAGTATTAGGACTTTTTACAATAGTTGATGCATCTACATTTTGAATTACTGAATATCCAGTTAAACCATAAAGTGGATTTACTGTAGAAATATTTTCTAATCTCATTGCATCTAATGCTACGTAATAATTATTAGACGGAATACCTGCATCAATAACACAAGCATATATTTTTATAACAGTAACTGCATTCCATGTAAAGTTTGCACTAGTATATAATTCTTGAAGTTGTTTTGTTACAACAAAATATCGTTCTGTAGAAAAATCATATGCTCCACCACTGCTATCATCAATAACTTCTGCTTCAAATCTAGCATATTCTGCAGTTTCTGTTTCTGTTGATGCAAACTCAACCATAATTCTTACATTTTCTGGAGTTGTTACAGATGCACCATCTTTACTTATTAATGAAAAGGCTAAACGTAATTCATCTGTTGGAGAGTTTCTTGTAAAATCAATATTAGCGCCAGTTAAATGTATATGGTTTGATCCAGGCTCTATTACAAAATGATCCTGCGCCGCTCCACTTTCTTCATTAATTGTAATATCAGAGTCATCGCCTTGTATTAAAATAACATTGTTTAAAAATCTTGGTCTTTCATATCTTTCAACTCTTGGAGATTTAAAAAATATTGGATTATCCCCGCTTGTTTGAAATACACTATCTGCAACTGCAATAACATTATCATATTCTGGTGCGTCTAATGCAGTAGAAAATGTATTAATTGCTACTGCTGCTTCTGCCGTATGATGTTGCCAATTTTCAGTTTGTGTAAAAGCAAATACAGTCTTACTATCATAAGCACCAGCAGAAGGGTTTGATCCAGCAGAATAGATTCCAATTTCAGAAATTTCGTATCTTTCTTCTGTTGGTAATTCTGCAGTTAAAACAATTTTATCTAATCCATTTTCATTTACAAAACCTCTTGAAGATATTGGGACACGAAACATTTCAAAATCTAAATTTTGTTTTGCTGAATAGTTTCCAAGTGGATCTCCAGTAGTCAATGGTGTAGCACCGCAACCAATAGCAAGATATGATGCATATGCTGGCGCTTGTCCAAGCAAATATTTTGCAATAATTGTTTTACCAGTATTAGTTATCATGAGTTTATTTCTCCAAGATCCGCTTCATATATTGTACCATCTGAGGTAATTTGTACCTCAATTTGCTCATCATTGTTTATATTAATAAACTCAATGATTAAATCGCCAGTACCCTCTTCAATATAGACATTTTCTCCATTTGCTCCATTACCCTCGTTTGGAATTTTATCTTCTAGTTTTATTGAAAAACCAGCAAAATATTTATCTGCGGTTTGTTGAAGACTAAGAATATTATTTGGATTATATCTTTGTTGTATAGATGATAAATTTTTAATTGGTTGATAAGATATTTTTTGACCATTAATAATGTCAGATCTTGTAATATTGATTAATTCTTGTCCGCCAATATTTTCAAATATTAGATCTGCCATAGTGTCTACCGTTGTTGCTTCGTCATCAAATAAAATAATATCAAGAGTTGCAGTTTTAACTGGTGGGGGTGGAGGAGCCATAACGGTTGCAGATATTGGAGATGGAGTAAGTGGTGTTGGAGTTACGGCTGGTATAAAGTTATTTGATACAAGCGAAGCCCCACCTATATTTTGTGATGAGTAAAAAGGTTCATTAGATTTTTCTTCTGCTTTTCTAAAATCTCCTGGAGAATATTTTGAAGTTGATGTTACTTCTGGTACATATCCAGTTTCTGTACGGACCGTTCCCATTGGAATTGGCCCAACAAATAATCCATTTGATGTTGATGGCTTGTAAGCAGGCAAAACTGTTGGTGTAAAATTTTTAACAGGAGTAGTTGGAACAAAAGGACTATACTTTGCAGGACCAGTAAACTCTGGTTCTTTTTTAGATGTTGTTTTTACCCTACTTTCTCTTTCATTGGCTTTCACATTACACCTCCGCCAAGTAAATAGTCATTTCTGGCCCACTTATTCTTCTTGTATAATCAATATTATATACTATAAACCTAGAAGTATTTTTTGTTACTAAATCTAAATTATTAGAATCTTTATAATCAATTGTAACAATATCTCCAAGTTGAATAGTTGGAGTTGTAAAAATTTTTACTCCAATAGATTTTTTTGGAACCATTAATTTATCTATAAGCCATCCCATTAAATTTTCAGCATCATCGTGTGTTTGAATATATGGTGTGTCTAAAGTAAACTCGTTATTGCCATATATCATTCTGCTTAACTTTATATTATCAAATTTTTCTTTTTCAATAAGTGGAGAAATAATTTGAGAAGAACTGGTTAGTTGTGGATTAGAAAAATTACTACGCTTTTTAAAATATTCATCAACCGTTAATTCGTGAGTTGTATCTTGAGTAAATGTAATACCTTGAATTCTTAAATAATTTCCACTAGTTTCATCAAGATTAATTGCTGTATCTGTAGCATTAAAAATTAAAAATTCAGCACCATAAGAATCAGCATAAAATCCAGATGTTGTATAACCTTTTATTTTATTAAATGTTGGGGATATCTGAGCATAAAGAGCAGGATATGCACGATCATATTTTATATCAAAATAAGAACATTCTCTCATAATTGAGCCAAATTCTTCAAAATATAAATTATATTTAGGTGATTCTTGAGAACTAATTCCAGACAGATAGGTTGACTGAATAATTCCGCTCATAGCATACCTTCTAAAAGATTCACTAGCATTTATTTCTTTATTCCCAAATGCTGATGAAAGAGTTTCTCCAACTGTAAAAACACTATTTTGAGAATAATTTTCAGATAATGCATAAATATTTTCAAACATAACCCTAGAAGATCCACGAACAAATGGGGCCATATTATTATATATTGGAAGTGGATCTGGATCATCCACAACCTGAATTAATTGATTATTGATATACAAAAAGAACCTTCTAACCTTTCCTATATCCTGATACTCTACAGCCAAATCATAAACCGTTGGGTTTTCTTCGCCAGTCATCCTATATTGTCCTGTAAATCTACCGTCATCAACTATAATTTTTGATAATCCGCCCCAAAGTTTTACAGGTATTGCTTCACTGTTTGAAGAATTTTTTTTGATTTTATAAAATACTACGTTATTAACCGAAATACTAGATTTATTATTATTGTCTAAATTCAAATATGATTCTACATTTTGTTCTGTTAAAGCAACAATTTCAAAATAATATCCATTATTTGTTTCTGGATTAAGCAATACCGCTAAACCACCAGAGCCTCCACCTATGTTTACGTTTTGATCTGGTTTTACTCCAGCAACCTGGTAATATGTAGTGCTTCCTATTGGAGTTTGGCTACGAATTTCATTGTTTTCAATTTTTCCAATAATTCTTACCCTAGCACCAAAATGTTTATATGCATTGTTTAAATTTTTATAAACATACGAAACTAAGTCAATAGGTTTTTCTGTTGTTGCAAAAGATGGACCATTCATAACTAATGCAGAAGATTGTATTGTTCCAGACTGTGTTGATAAAGTATTATTAACCGATGTCTCATTTGAATAACTTGAAGACATAAAGTTTTTTATGGTTCCATTTCTTGATGTCTGTCTTGCTTTTGTATTATTAATTCCTGCTGCACCAATTGTTGTTGATGGTACAGATATATCTTCAAGTAGTTTAGTTGTAAATAAATATTCTGTCTTCATTTCGCATCCCTTAACATAGTCATTATTAGACCAATAAGAATTTATGCCTGCAGAATGTGTTGTAACTGGTGTTCCGAATTGTGCACGTCCATGCTCATAAACTGGACCATCTTGTAAACGAGTAATTCCATCAACTGTTTCATAAAATGGAATAGTATATATTCTAACTAATCCTGTAGGATATATTTTTCCATTAAATGGTAGTGATTTAAAATAATTTTGATATTCTTGATTACTTGTAATCCAAACATTGCTACTACCCTGTCTATGTGAAGTTCTCCATGCCTGAATTTCTTGACCTTTTTGCGCTTCTGTGATTTCTCCATTGGCAACTTTTTTATCTAAATTATCAATAATACTAACTGGGGCTAGCCTTCCAGGCAAAACAACCTGTGGTGAAGATTCTAGCAATGACCCATCTGATTGAATAGGATACCAAATTGCAAGAGTAACATTAAACTGAGCAGCATCATATCTAATAATTTCTCCATTAGAATAAAAATATCCTTGGTATCTAGTAAGCCAATAAACGTTTTCTCCAAGATCTATTACATTGTTTTGAATTTTATGATTAGATACTGTTGGAACATTATTGGATAAGTCTGAATTTATTGGCATTGCTCCAAGAACATATTTTGATTGCTTAGATGCAACTTCATTAATTGTTTTTGTTGAATCAGTTCCAGATGCTTCCCAAAGTAATGCTGGCTTGTATATCCAAGTTTTTTCTTGGTCAATCATACTTGCTTGACGAATATTTCCATAAGATCTTTGAATATATCTAGTTGTATAGTTAATTTTTCCATTATTATAAATTCTTTTATCTTCAGATGCTATTGATAAAATATTAGGTAATATTCCTGATGTTTGGTTTTCAATTATTCCGCTAATAGACTGATTATTTGATCCAGACAAAATAAGGTTAGTTGTTCTGTCATTTTCTTTTGGCAACATATAATTTTTGCTCATTACAACAAAATTATTATATTCATCAAAAAACATTGCACTCTGTGTTGCTACCGCCAATTGATTTAAAACTTCTGCCACAGTTTGGTCTGGCGCAATAAAGAAATATGGAATTACTGCTTCTGGCTCATCCGTATTTCTATAAAAAACATAATTGCTAAATCCGATGTAATCAAGAATTAAGGTAATGGCATAACTAAGTGATACTTCTGTAACCAACATTCTTGGCGCTGGCATAGACTCTAAAAAGAAATAAAAATCTCTTAATGGCAAATCTAGTGTTCCAGCAGTTACGTTTGCCTGTGGAAAACCATCTGAGTACAAAGTTTTAATGGGTACCCAATAATCATACCCACTTACGTTTAATATTTTTTCATAAAAATTAAATTTTATATTTTTGCGAATATAGTCACTAACAATACTATTATCATTATTATCATTAAATGCTTGATCATCATCAAATAAAGACAAGTTTCCAGTTGAAGCCAACAACTGCCCTACTGGTAAAGAAGAATTTCCCAAATCTGAAAGCATTTTTTTTACGTTATATTCTATAACTTTGTCAGAGATATTAGCAACAAGTCTTGGGGACATTTCAATTAAATCAAAAGTAGAATCAAACTTGTTCATTTTTTCTACTACAATTCTTAAACCACGAATATTTTGAAACTCTCTATAAACTATTTTTCCGTTTACCGTTTCTGTAAAAAATAATGGTGATGTCAGATCTGTTACAAAACTTGTTTTATTATCAATTTTTTCATTTCCTAAAATCCATCCATAAGATGGTACAAAAGTTTCATAATCTTGTGTGGTTGAATTCCAAACATAAAATGTTCCAACACTACCTTCATTCTCAATAACCAAATATGCATATCCATCAATTGATTCTGTTGGCAATAATGTTGAAGAAGAAAATGTTTCTGCTATAACAAAATTATTTTTAAATTTATCTGGAATGTTTTTTAGTGCATACTGTAACTCAACATATCCATTATTAGAAATAATTGGAAACCCATCTTCTCGTAAATCATTTTCATTAAAATTATACGCATCAATCCAATTATTTTCTTCAAGATATTGAATTTTCCACCTTGTTGGGGTTGTTTTATTTGCATCACCATATAATGGATCTGAAAATGTTTTAGAGATATCTGTAAAATCTCCTAAATCCACGTCTCCAACATTTGTTTGCATCTTTACAATAATTCTATTTGTTGGAACATTTTTTTTATATACAACAAATGGTACAGTATCATCTATGTAATAACTCCCATTAACTATTGTTTTAGCAATACCTCTTTCAATTCCTGATTCAGTTCTAAAAGAACTCCAATATTTAAATTGGTCATACCTTGATGCCATATAATATCTTGGTCGTCTTGCAATGTCTTTTCCAGAGTTTGCTAAATATTTGCCATTAAAAAATGTTGCCTTATTAATTCCAGATCTTGGTCTAAATGGCTTTATGCAATCTTCTAAAGAATATAGTAATTTATTTTTTTCTTTTGTTGAAGTAAATATTTGAGGTGTTCCATTGTTTTCAAATCCACCATCAACAACAATGTCTGCATCTGTTGCGCCCGTATAAAATAAACCAACGTCTGCTGGATCAAAAACATTTGCTAATGTTAAAAATTGAGAACTTTGTTCTTGTGGTCTATATCTATAATTACCAAGTTTAGATATATTGTCTGGCATATTCATATTCCATTCAACCAGAACCAAAGACTCTGTCTGTATTGTTGCAGATGTTTCAAAGTGATTTTTTAATTCAGTACTTTCAAACATTTAGACTTCTTCCAGTGTTACCGATATGTTCCAAAGATCATGATTTGTTGCACCACGTTTTACTACGGAATAATTAAAGTCTGCAAAATAAACTTGAATGATTTGATTATATCTGTTCAAACCATCATACTTGTATCCCTGTCCTTCTAAGTTTGTGTACTTGTCATAGGCAAGATACATCCAAAAAGGCCCTTGATGAGTTTCATACCAATCAAGAATTTCTACTCCACCAGCACCACCATCTGCTGTATATTCAGATGTAGATCCTTCGTTTGGTGCTATACCTGTTGTTTCATTAAAATTAGCCAATCCTGCATACCCTCTTGAAGGAATCATGCTCCATGATACAGACATACTTAGTTTATCTGCAATATGATATGAACGCATACGACCATTAATTGTTCTTGTTCGTTGCTCAATTCTTTGAGTATTGAACTGCATTTCTCCCCTATTATGATCAGACAGAATAATAAACTGATCCAATAGGTTGACATCTGTTTCTTCTGTATCTGCTCCTACCTCTATGCCATTAGGCACATATAAGCCATTAGAGAGGGTTCCAGGGTTGTTTGCCCATAATATACCCTGTGGTCTTGTATACCTGCGTCTACCTGTCAAATAAGCACTAGTAGCCATTAGACTCTTTGCCCCCTAACTCTTTGTGAATCAACATTTTTAATTTCTCTCATTACTACTCTAGCAATATCATTTGCATTTACATTGTTTCCGTTAATGCTAAAGCCCAAATTATAATTATACACTGCCGTTGAGTTGTCACTTACAGATGTTGAAACATTATTAATTGGAGTTTGTGTGCCAAATCCACTACCTATCATTGATGGATATTTTGACTCATTTAACATTGATAGCATTGGGCCAAATTCTGCACTTGCCCTCTTGTTCATTACGAACTCTCCAGGGGTTAGCATTGTTGGTACACTATCCGAACCTATACGTCCACCATTAGCAAGGTATTTAGGAACCATTCCACCCATACTCATTGGCTTAACCATACCGCCATACATTTTTCCTGGTATCTTGATTACTTGTCCTGGTCTAATTAAATTCGGATTTGAAATTTGTGGATTAGCCTTAATTACATCTGAAAGGCTAACTCCTGCTGCTTTTGCAATTCCACTTAATGTATTGCCAGACTTTACTGTAACAGTTGATCCAGTTGATTTAGTTGCTGTTCCTGTTGCTGTGGCTGTGGCTGATCCTGCCTGACCAAAAGGAGTTCCACTGCCTGCTGCACCTGCTCCTGGAACACTGAATGATGAAGCAGCCTTCATTGATTCAAGAATGCTTGCCCAGGCACCTGCTGCCGTAGTAGAAGAAGTTGCAATTCCGTCTATATTAATTTTAAGACTATTTGACTCTTTATTAGATGCTTCTACATATTGTTGAATAAAGTTCCACTCTTGTCTTGTCATTCCATTAATCTGTAAAGATTTTTGTTCTCGGTCAATTTGAAATGCAAGGTCTGATAAAATTTGTCGCTTTACATCTGCTTGTTTTTGTAAAGGCTCTAATTGTAAAATTTCAATATTATAAATTTGATCACTTAGTGTTGTAATTTCTGTTTCAATTTGTTTTCTAGTTAATTTTTGACCATTAACAACTGCTGTAATTGAAGATAATTCTCTTTGTTTTTGTACTTCTAAATTATTTGCTGCAGTTTCTAAACCAGTACCCATTCTGTTTAAAGATTCTTGTGCAGCCTCTGCTCTCATTTCTTGTGCTGCTGCTGCTGCTGCAGAAATATCGCCTTGTGTTAATGCATTGGCAATACCCAATTGTTTCTGTTGTTGTGAAATCAAAAATGAATTAATTGACTTTATTGATTCTAAGGCATCTCTTTGTTTATTTAAAGAATCAATCTTTTGATCATATGTTTCGGTGATTGCAGTTTCTTGTCTACCAATCAAATCAAGAGTACGATTATAAGATTTAATCTTTGAATTAATATCACCAATCGTATTTTGTATTTTATCAATTGATCTTTCATCTAGAGCAACGCTTAACTCCATTTCTTCTGGAGTCATTTTATTTATTGATTTAAATGCTGCTCTTGCTTTTCTTTCAATTTCAAGAAAACCAAAATCAAATCTTTCACTTAACTGTTCTGCTGCACCCTCTGCTAATTCATCTGCCTCAAATTGAACAGCCTTAAGTGCTGCTTCAAATTTTCTAGCCTCAGCAGTTGCTTTTTTTGTTTCCTCAGCCATTTTAGTAAATGCTTCAGGAGTTATTTTTCCAGTTGCAATTGCTGCTGCTGTTGCTGGGTCTTCAAGCATCTTTAAAGCGGTGGCTGCATCAACACCTTTTTTCTTAAGAGTATCTAATGCTTTAATTTGTATATTGTTTTCATTTTTTATTTTTTCTTGTGCTCTTAAATAAGTTCCAGCCTGAATTGTAGGGAATAATTGATTAAGTGCTTTACCGTATTGATTTAAAACTAATTTTCCATTTTTAGCCTTATCCGTAATTTTATTAAAGAATTTTGCAGCATTTTCTGCATCTAGTCCTTCTGCAAATTGTAAAACACTTTCGTTAACTTTTAACCTTGATAATTTGTTAACAACACCATCAAAGTTATCTATTGTTTTACCTTTGCCAAGTTGCTTTAATAACTCGTTCCAGCCACCCATAGCATTTACGGATTCTTTTCTAAATAATTTTAACTTTATTAATAAATCATCAAGGAATGTATCTCTATTTTTATTTTTGTTGTCAACTGGATCTGGGCCTGTTGGAACAGGGCCTGGCAATATGCCACCTTTTGCAATAATATCTGCAACAGATTTGCCAGCAGAAGAACCAAACCCTTTAAAGTTTGGATCATTAGAAACAACGTCAAAAGCCACTTTTATATTTTTATTTACAAAATCTTTTCCTTCAGATAAAATGCTCCACTGATCATAAAATGCCTTCCATTCTCCAGGCTTTTCTTCAGCAAGTTTTGCAACAACTTCTTTAGTTAATTGAGGATCTAACCCTTCAACTTGTTTTAAAGCATTTGTTGCAGTTGCTATTTGTTGTATTCCATTGGCCTTAAGGTCAAGAGTAATTCCATATGTAGGATTTATTTGATTTAAGAAAGCCAATGCTTCCATATCTGTTTTAAAGTCTTCTTCATTATTATTAATATATGACATCATAAGAGTTCTAGTTGTATCGTCAGCGCCTCCTGATGGCAATAATTCTGATATTAGTGAGGCATCTGCAAGACCTTGCTTGTCAACCAAAATTTTAAATGCTGTTTCAAATCCTTTATTTCCTGCTGCAGTTGAAAGAATTTTTGTAATTACTGTTGGACTAACCTGACCAGATGCAAGACCTACCTGCAATTCTGTTTTAAATTTTGAATCTTTTAATTTATTTAATGCTTCTATTGCCTGATCTTTAAAGACTGCCATAGGGCCTTCTTTATACATTGCATCTGCTGCAGCCTTAATACCTTTAGTAAACCCATCTACGCCCAACTGATCTTTTTGTTTAATTAATAAGTTTAAAGCATTTGCATTATTGGCATTCAACTGATTAAGAGCATCTTTTCGTTGTCCTTGAATTGTATTTATTTCTTGTTCAGTTTTTGCAGATTTTAATTTTATGTCGTATTGTCTGTTTAATGAATCTACAAGTCCTTGATTTTGTGCTACTTCTTGTAAGCCTAATTGAACTGCTGCTGATGTAAGTTTTGCAGATTGTTTTCTTTCTCCAAAATAATCAAAAAGTGTTGTAGGGTCAAATAAATTTTTAAATCTATCAAAAATACTTGTTGGAGCCATGTCTAATTTTGCACCAGCAAATGTATTTTTATTTTCTAGCACTCCTTTTATTGCAGTTTGAAATGCTTGCGCCTGCTTGTCCATTGAGGATCTTTGTATTTCTAATGTTACCTGCAAAGGATCCGTAGTGAGGTTTTCTCCATTAGGACCAAGAAGTGATACAAGTTTGCCGCTAACAAGCGCTGGTATTTCATAACTTCCAAGTTCTTCTCCAAGGGCTGCAGCAATACTTCTTGCTTGGCTTGTTGTTACTGCACCTTGAGCAACTGCTACTGCTAAGTTATTGGCTAAATTTTGAGATATTTGCTTAATAGATTGACCATTTTTAGATTGAATTTCTATATCTGCAAGTATTTGTTTTCCAAATTCACTACCCAATACATTTTGTCCAAATTGCCTTTGTCCCTCAACTGTTCCAGAAACGATATTCTTTCTTCTTCTAGCAGCCTCTTCACTTGCGCTAACAGTTCCAGATATTACAGATAGATCAACAATTTTCTTTGAAGTCATACTCATTGCATTAGAAAGATTAATTCCTTCTTGCCTTGCTTTTTCCATGTCTTTTGACATCTTATATAATGTTCCACCAACCAAAGCAATTGCTGCTACTGCTGCAACCCATGGATTTGCAAGCATTGGAAGTAATGCAACTATACCTTGTAATCCAAAAACAAATGGCATTATTGTTTGAGCCATTTCTCCTAATTTACCGCCAGCAAAAGATGCTGCAATTGTAAGTCCAGAAACTGCACCTATACCAAGACTTGCCTTTGAACTAAACTCTGATAACTTTTGCTTTGTTGTCTTTTGAGCCTCTGTAGACTCATTCATTGCATTTGTTAGTTTGCCTTCTGCTGCTATACGTCTTTTGGCTTCTTTTAAACTTATTTTTTCTACCGCTGCCAACAACTGTGCACGAGATAGTCTTGCTGATTGGGATACTTCTCCCATTGTTGTGCTTCCAGTTTTTGGATCAACTTGTGGTGCATTTGCAAACCCACGAAGTCTTCGGATTCTTTGAACTACAGTTTCGTTTGGATTAAGTGTTGTTGTTCTATTGTCTGAAACATTTCTACTTGTTGTTTGAATGGATGCTGGTTTTCTTTCGGTGTTTTGTCCAGTTAGTGGGGTTAAATTACCCTTTGCGTCAACCTTGTACTCTCCTCTTGCTCTAACAGCAACAGTTTCTTTTTGAGGTTGTTTACCAATTAATCTATCAAAACGATCATTCATTGATTTAGTAATTTTAAGAACTTGTCTTCCTCCACCAAGGAACTCTCTTTGTGATTTAAACTTACCATCAATTAGTCCATTAATTACGTTATTCTTTGTAATTTTTCCACCTGTTATTTCAGGTCTGCGGTAAGCAACAATTTCACCTTTATCATTTAAACTGGTTGGAATTAATAGTTTTGGATCAATTGCTTTCAATTCATTTAATTTTTTAACTAATATTGGATTTGAATTAGTTTTTTGTACAGCCTTAATAACATCATCAATTGATTTTAATTTATCTGTTTTAATGCTTGATCCACCAACAGCACTTGTAGATGCTGCACCAAGCAAGGTTCTTGCTGATCTAGATACAATTGGGTCTGCAGATTTTGCAAGAGCACCCATGATTCCAGACCTTTCATTACCCATTCTAGAATAAATCATCTTGTCATTAATTAAAGCATTATCTGGTAAAGAATTTAAAGATTTTAATAAATTAGTTCTAATTTCTTTTGCAACTCTAAGCGCATCTGTATCTGGAATTCCCTGCTTAGAAAGACTTATTGTCATTGTTCTTAAAGAGTTATCATCAAGAATTGCTCGTCTATATTCTCCAGCAGTAACTGTTGAATTTTTTCTATTTAGTTGCCCATTCATTTCTTTAGGAATATCAAACCCAACAGCAGTGTATAGGTTTTCTCTTCCAAAACCAAGTTTTCTAAACTGCTCTGAAACCTTTGTTCCAGAAATCTGTTTATGATCTACAGCATGTCCAAATACTAGGTTTGATTTTGTTTGAGATTTTGCCCCTTGCATTCTTGCGAGAAGTGCTGCGTTTCTTGCAGCAAAGGCTTCGTTGGTTTCTGTAAATGCTGATTTGCCCAAAAGAAGACTATTTATTTGGCTTGGGTTAGTATTAAGAACTTGTGCTGAAGGCCCACTAAGATCCATCTTTGGTTGGAACTTTGGAGAGTTAGCAAATGGTTGTGCATCTCCAGTTCCAGTTCCAAATGCCTGAAGTTTACCGCCAAGCAATGCTTCAATAATTGGCTGGACTTGTGGATTTTGTGCAATGTCTGTTGGAATTACCGCTTCTCCAGGCATAAGCACTGCAGGAACATTATCTTTGTTACCTCTTCCTGGTACAGATGCAGTTCCTCTTGCAAATTTCTTTGGTGCCCCGCCTCTGCCAGGCATCATCATTCCTGGATTTGTTCTTGCAAAGTTGGCTGCAGCGACTGTTGCATCAATATATGCTTGACGAAGTGCTCTTACAGCAGATGCCTCAATATTAAATTGTTGTGTGAGTCTATTATGTGCTTGGTTTAATGATGCTGCTACTGTTGCAGCCTCTAGTTGCTCTACCGATAAATAGTTTGTTTGTTCTGCAAGAATTTTGCTATTTCCACCAAGTTTTAAAAATCCTGTACGCATTATTGCAAATAGTTTTATTCCGTTTGCTACTGCGTTCATTAATAAACCAAAAGTCATTAATAATACTGGACCAATAATTCCAACCAGCGTTGTTGCAACTACAATAAACTTCTTTGTGCCATCTCCAAGATTATTAAACTTATCTAGCAAACCTGCAACTGATTGTGCAATTGGTGTTACTGCCTCTAAAAATGTTTTGCCAACTGGTTCAAGTGTTAATCTAAGATCCTCAATTGCTTTTTTAAACTTAGTTCCAACTGCATCCTCTAAAACTCCAAGTTCTCTTTCAGACATAATTGCAAGTTGTTCAACAGAATTTGTTGTTAATCCAAGAACTTTTGCAGCCTGTGTTCCGTCTTTTGTTACGTTTTGAAACAATGTTGATAAACGTGAGAACTGAAACTTACCAAATAACTGCTCAATTGCACGAGCACGATTAAGTGGGTCTAGAGTATCCAGCGCTCTTGAAAAGTCAATAACTGTACTCTTAATATCACCCTGATTACCTTCAACAATTGCTTTGATATTAATTCCCATATCTGCAAGCATTTCAGATGCTTTTTTAGTTGGATTAATGAGTGATGCTAAACCAGACTTAAGTGCGTTAGCACCTTCTGATGCATTGATTCCGCCTTCTTTCATTGCTGTTAAAAAGAATGCTAAATCTTCAACATCTCCACCAAGTTGTTTTACAACTGGACCTGCTTTAGGAATTGCAATAGTTAAATCTTCAATAGATACGACTGTTTGGTTTTCAACTGCGTTAAGGAAGTTAATCTTTTTTGCCAAATCTTCTGCTGCTGTACCAAATGCGTTTGTAATAGATATAGTTGTTTCTAGAGCCTGTCCTTGCTCTACACCACCAAGAACTGCAAGTCTTGTTGCTTGGGCTACCTGCGCTGTAAGTTCTGCACCAGTCTTACCCATTGCTGCAGCATCTGCTGCCATCTTCATCGTATCTACAACTGCAATTCCATACTTAGTAAATGATTCTGCAAGTTGTCTTACATTTTCAAGAGCCTCATTTGTTTGTTCTGTTGTTGTAAATATATCTCCATATACACGCTTAAACCTGATGGCTTGTGCTTCAAGATCCATAAAAGTTTTTCCAGCAACAGTTCCAAGATAGGCAAGAGGAATTGTAAAACCAACCATAAGTTGGCGACCTGCCCACTGTGTATTTTTACCAAAGTTTAAAAGATTTGTAGATCCTTGTTTTACTAACTGATTGAATAATGCTTGCTTTTGTGCTGCTAATGCAACCTGTGTTCCGTAGTCTTTCATATTTAGGCTAGTTGGAGTAACAGAGATAGCCTTCATTGCACCGCTTGCATCACGGCCTAACTTAATATATTGTGTTTGTAATCTTTTTACACGATCTTGTGCTACTTTGCCAATTGTGTCAAATTCTGATTTAAATAATCTTCCAAATGTTTTTGTAGATCCGCCAGCATAACGGAAATATTCCCGCATTGAAAGTTTGTTTTTTTCAAGAGCATTTGTGAAAGATTCTGTGGATGTTCTAACGACACCCATCTGTGCTGAGAATTTACCAGTAGCATTTATTGAGTTCAGCAGATTCTGCTGCATGTTTCTTTGTTGAGCAGCAGCAGAAGCACTACCCTTTGATACCGAAGTATGGAATAGTGCTAACTGTCGCTGTAAACTTTTAAGTTCCGCTAACGCCTGCGACGTATCAATTTGTACGCCAATTTTGGCATTAACATCACTCATTTGTCACCTCATTGTTTAATTGTTTGCAAGAACTGTGTTCAAGAGTGCATTTGCATCTTGAAGTTTTACCCCTGAAGCAGATTCAATAATCTTATAAACAGTTGGAAGATCAATATTCTCTTCTAACTTTTTAGCATCATCTGCAATTTCTGGCTTATATTGCTTCATAGCAATTTGAACACAATCAATAAGGACAGTCGTTGACTTGTCATTATCTTCTGCCACCTCTGCTAGTTCTGAAAACTTCTTCATAAATGGACGAAGTAATGAGATTTTAAGCGGTCTTGCCTTAATCTTTGTACCGTCCAAAAGAACTAGTTCTACCTCTTCATACGTGCTTGTTGCCATTGATTTTTCCTCCTATAGGCTATGTTAATTATATCATGTAAGGGCCTTATTTTTACAAGTATTTTTAATGCCTTAAATGCCTAAAAAACTAAATATGGGAGGTAATTAAATAAAGGGGTCTATTTTTTCTAAAACAAAAAACCAGCCTAGGCAGTTTTCATAATTCTTGTTTAGTTCGTGCACTATTTCTTTTACATATTTTATATGAAATAAGCCAGAGGATGGTAATTCTACTGCTGAGATGTTTATGGCATCTGGTGTGGTATATCTGTTATTTTTATTATTTAGATTACCAGAAATTAAAATTGCCTTTCCACCAGGCTTTAGCCTTGAGTACAAAATTTTAAAATAAGTATTTATTATATCTAAATTATTATGAAAACAACCCCTATCATATATAAGATCATATTTTTTGTCTGGCAAATCAAAGTGTAAATCTCCCACAATAAATTCTACGTTATTTCTACCGACATTATTTTCCTTAGCAATATTTATTGCAACCTCAGATACATCTATGGCAGTTACGCTTTTTGCTTTTTTTGATAAGAATAATGTATCATTTCCAGACCCACATCCAAGTTCAAGAACATCATATTCTTCAATATTATTTTGATTTACAAATTCTTCCAAATTTTTATCATAGGTATACGTTTCCCATGGCAATTCTTTTGTACTATTTTTACTAACATATGAATGGTTTCCAGCCCAAACTGAATCCCAAAAGCCTTTTTTCATTTTTTTAGTTTTTTCCATTCTTATAGTTTATCACATACCTATTATTTTATTTTGTCAAATCTTCATACTCTAATCCCATGCCAATACCAAACCCTGCTTTTTTAGCATTTTGTCCTTGGAGTGCCAAGATGTCTTTACTATCATTTGTTGCACCTTTGCTAAATACTCTAGCCTTCATATCTTCCCACTCCTTTTGGCCTCGTGACGATCCAGACTGTTTGTCTAAATCTACCCCTTGAATTGCAGCAAGAAATTTTTTTTCTTCGTAATCAAGTTCTCTACGACTAGAAAGTGTAGCCATTAACTCTGGCATAGATAAAGACTCTTCTAACTCCTTATAATCTTTCCAAATACCCAATAAAAATGCTTCAGCCTCAATTTTTGCTAAGTCTAAATCAGACCAGGTTGATCCACTCTCTGTTGCCTGAGTTTTAACAGTTTCCTCTGATCCCCTGTTTATTTTTATTCCTGCTGAAACATCTAAAATTGTATATATTGTGGGCATATCAAAACTATCTTCTATGTCATCTTTTTTTAACGCTATTCCTGGATAATATTGCTTCATAGCAATCCTAACACATTCCATTAAGCAATCTATTGCTTGGTCATCGTCCTCGGCCTTTTTTACATTTTCAAAAGCCTCCATAAACTCACGAAGATATTTTATTTTTAATGGAATAATCTCTAGTTCTGTTCCATCAATAAGATTTATTACTTTATTTTGATAAACTGTTGTTGCCATGATTTATCTATTCTATCATAGGCAAAAGAAAAAACCCACCTCATAAGAGATGGGCTTTTGCTTTAATCTAAAATTAGATTATGATTGACCAAATGTACGATCTACGATCTTACCGTATGATCCTGACGCATCTTCTGGAAGAAGACGGAATGAAACTTCAAACATTGACGCTTCGTCACGCTTTGCGGATACAGTTACGTTCTCAATTGATAGAGCACGATATGCTGTGTAAACACGCTCAACAGAGTCAGAGTTGTCGCAATCTCCAGTTCCTGGTCCAACAGCAACGATTCCTCGTTCTACTGGACATTCTCCAAGTTCACCTGCAGATAGATTAAGTGTCTGACCTGTAGATGCTGCCTTGTTTCCTGTAAGTTGTGCATCAGAAAATGCTAATGCAAGAAGCAAGTTTTCTAGTGTTGCTTCAGCAAAAGCGGTAGCAAGATTAACCTGCATACCTTGCTTATATAGTTTTGCAACGTCAAGAATTTGGTCTACCTGGACTTCACCGAAGTCTGGTTGGAACTGCAATTCTAGACCGTTCATGGTGTAACCTATGTTAGTGTAATCTGCTTCATCTGAAAGTGTATCTTTAAAAGACTCACTTGCGTCAAAAGCCTCCAGTGTACCTGGAGTTAGAGTTGTATCAGCAACGAAAAGTGCTGCTGCACCAACGATAATGTTGTTTGACGTACCACGGCTATATGGCATATTATTTCACCTCTTTCATAAAGTATATTAAGTTGTTTGGCGTGTTTCCTCAAAACCTATTATACCGCTGTTTATGTATATCTAGAATCTGGCTCAGTCTTGATGTGATAGTCATACTCAATAATTAGTTTGTTAACAAAAAGGGTTCTTGCGGATGCCAACTCTGCTACGTCCCTACTTTCGTCCGCCTGATATACCCTGGTATTGTGAAAATAAATGTTATATGGGATAGATACTTCTCCAGCGGAGTTTAGTATTGGATTTGAAAGACTGTAGGAGTTGATGTCTTGGGCTGAGGCGTCTTCACGATCAAGGGCATTTGAAATAACACGAACTGAGTCTATTAATTTACCAACATCCGTAGAGTATATAAAATAGATCAACTGTTCTCTTTTATGAGCATAAAAAGGGGTAGGTCTAAATCTCATCAATCTATCATAGACAATTAATACTGGGCTTTCTGTTTGCCTAATTTGAATACTATCATTATATAAATCTTCAATATTGGTTGGAATTTGTGCTGGAACCATAGGATTTACACCTGGAGATAATAAATCTGATTCTGCTACAAGTTCATAAAATGCTAACTCAGACAAAACATATCTATTTAAAAATGTGGGTGGAAAACCAGTGTCCGTTAATATACTCATAGTCTTATTCTACCCCAATTGTTGCATTAGCAATCCATTTAAACCCTGTATCAATACCCTTGCTTCTACCCATTCTTGATCCAGCCTTCATGTTTGCCTTATAAAGTTTTGGCTTTTTAATATAATCATAAATACCAGAAGCCTTTAAAAATGATTGCTTAAAATATCTTAAGATAAACTCATCTACTGTTTTTTCAAAACTTCCATAAACCATATCTCCCCCAGGATTGTCTACGGTAATTGGCTTACTTGTAAAAACTTCTCCACTTGGTCCATCAAATTTTAACACCCTAGATTTAGTTGGCGCAATTGTAACTGGAACACCATTTTCCATAATCTTTGCTTTATTATAAAATGGCACAGTCATTTTTTCAGACACCGTTCTTGACTGTCTAAATGAAGAATTAATAGACAATCCAAGATTACTAACAGTATATTTTAAATCAAACAATCTTGCATTTGGGCTACCAGTTTGATTCCACTCATAAATATGGTGCAATGCTTTTGGATTTGATCTTGCTTCAACATCAACATATTGTGCAAGAGCCTGAATCACTCCGAGGCCTAACCTATCTAAAAATACTTTTTTACCTTTATGAATACCATCTAAAAATCCAACAGAATAGTCAATAATATTTTTCATTTGTTTATCAAAAAGTTTTGTATTCATTGTAACTATCATTAGTCACCTACAGTCTGATTTTCAGTTCTACGCCATAGCATTTTATAATATTCTATAGATCCAAATGGTCCAGTAAATGGCTCAACTGTTGCTATCTCATAAATAGTTCCTCTGCCAGATCTTGGCCCAGCAGTTTCTTTATAAATTGTGTTATCACTTGCATCTCTAACATTTGTTACAAGTATATTTGTTGTTGCATTGTTAGCATTATTTGAAGAAAGTCTGGGGTCATTTTGGGTCCTTGCAATAAGTTTATTTTCATATTGTAAAAATGCTTCTGGTTTAATATCTTCTGTTCCTAAACCACCTACTGGTGTTGCATTGCAGATTATAGTTCTATCATAAACCCAATCCTTTTTAGGTTGACCATATTCCCCTTGTGTAAGAATTGGAAAATATACATCAGCCTTCATTGGATACATAAAGTCTGTAACTTCACATGAGTTCATTATAAAACTCCAGGACGAACAATATTATCAACATACTTAGACAAAATTTTGTCTACAATAATATTTCCAGTACCCTCAATCATTCTCTTGTCATACTCAATTTTAAATTGATCAGTGCTGTAGTTTTTTACATATCTCTTATAATAATCTAATTTGCCACATTTAATATCATTAATCAATAACTTTGTAGCATCTTGAATATCAATAGGAACCACCTTATATCCTGTTTCTACTAAGAAAATATAATCTGTTCCATTTGGAAATCCTACGCCAGCGGTGATGGTCTGAACATTTCCACTATCCTCTGTATCAAATATTGCAAATGAATCTGAAGAGGCTACTGGAATTCTTGCTGGACGTCTTTCTGCCCTATTTAAAGAATCTGTTGCTTGTACTGGGTCTTTTGTAATTGCAGTTTTATCTTTAGTAATTAAATAATTAAAATCGCCTAATGCTGGTCCATCTGAATCATTAATATCGTAAACCAGTTCTGCATTTTCATATGCCTTTAAAATTTTATGTGTTCTATCCCAAAGTGGAATATAGTCTGTTTCTTGTCCAACTACCTCAAGATATTTGCGTTTATAATAAAATCCGTCAACTATAGTATCAATAATTGCTCGTGCTAACGATTCATATTCTTTATACTTGGCAATATCTGTTGCAGAGGTTTCATTGTTTGCAATTGCCAGTTCTGTTGGATCTACGTATGGGCGCTCAATCTGTAGGTTATCTTCAACTACAATGTCACCACGCTCTCCATTAATGTCTTCATAAATAGTAACTGCATAAGATTTGTCATATTTTACAAAATCTCCATTTAACTCATATGTAATTGTTCCTTCTGAAGAAGATGTTAATCCAGATTCTCCACTAATGAATTCTTCAATTTCTGTTTGCTCTGGAACATCTTCAATGACAAGTATATAGTCTGCTGTTTCGTCTGGAACCTTATAGGTTACGGAAAGCGGGTATGGTGGTAAGCGAAGTACTGTTGACATTAATCTTTACGGTAATAAGATGCTACTTCTTCAGGCGACGCTATACGTACTAGCCTATGAGTTAGCCACTTTTCCGATGCCTCCTTTGATACTATGTTGTACCCCACTTTTAATGCACCTAAATTATCCATGTGAAGATTTTTATCTGAATATAAGGCTACTTTGTTTGTTATGTTTTCAGCCTTATCCACTTCTTCTACACGCTCTTCTTTATTTTCTGGTGGAAACCAACTAGCAATGATTTCTAAAATTTCAAGTTTGGTAGTTGCTTCAAAAAGTTCTATATTATTTTTTTTAGCATATGACTTTAATGCTAAGACACTTTTAGTTGATAGTTCTTCCATTGTTGTATTCATAATTCTCCTGTACTCATTTGTAATTATACCAGAATAACAATAAGGAGGACGGTTTTTATACCGCCCTCCCTAGTACGTGATTGTTATATTTTAGGAATCAGCGCTATCTGAGTCAACATAAGCGACTGCATCTAGTTCTTCCCATTGAATACCAAAGCGTACGAATACTGTGTATTCAATTGTGTCTTTCTTTGGCTTGTATTCACGGTTTACAGTGATATCTCTCTGGAAGCCCCATACACGGTTCTGAGGGAATGTTAAATCAACATAACCTGCAGGGTAGTAAGGAACCTCAAGAACATCTACACCAAGTACACGAGTTGTACGTGCATTACCAAGTGTTTGTGCAGTTCCATCAAGGAATTCTTGACGGTTTGCTTGTGTGCTACCAGTGCGATCTGAGAACGCTGCTGAGATAGCATCTGCAAGAGTACCGTTATTACGAACGATACCAGCAAAAGCATCAGTACCAGCATAGAACTTAAGGTTTGACTTAAGTGCACGATACTTGCGTGGCATTGCTAGAAGCAAGCCCTGCATTACTGATGTAGTGTAGTTGTTATCTGAAACTGTTGCAGCATATTCGTGAGCAGCATTTCCTACTGTTCCACGGGTCTGCTTTACGAATCCTGCCATAATTGAAAGGAATGCGTCTGCGCCTGTTCCAAGACCATTGATAGCAAGATCTTCAATATCATTTGCGAAAGCATTGGTCATTAAGCGAACTAAATGATCTTCAAGTGCTCCACCTTCAATATTGTCTTCAAGTGCTTCAGTTGATACTTCCCAATCAAGACGAATCTTTTTGGTTGTAAGTTCTACCTTTGAGAATGTTGCACCGATGTTTGTATAATCTGGTGCGCCTTGAGCAGCAGCACGAATTACACGTTCACCAACGTTTACCTTCTCAATTTCCATGGTGTTTGCTCTCATGGTGACACGACGGCCATCTTTAGCGAGGACAGTTGCATCCCATACGTAGTCAATAAAACGACGTGCTTGCTCTGGTGCTAAAATACCACCTGCAACACCTGTTGGGTTTACTGCGTTTGCTCCAGTTGTTGCACCGAATGCTGCAGTAGCAGTGTTACCAAGTTGTGATCCTACAGACTGTGCTGCAGAGTCCAAACCAGTTGCACTACCTACACCACCAGAAACGAATGAGCCTTGAGAGTTAATCTCTGCGCCTGCTCCGCCTGATCCTGGATAGTTTTTTTCTAGGTCTTTATTTTGTTCCGACATTATTTTTCACCTCCTAGTGATTTTACCTTAGTTAAATAGGTCGGTTGATGTGAGGAAACGACCGCCCCATAGGGATTTTTGAACCACTTGTGGTGATTCCTGTACGATCTCGCCTAGATCGCCAGACTTGCGGAAAGCGGTATCTTGCTCTACAAGATCTACTCGCTTGCCAAACTCGTTAAAGTTATTCTTGATACCGTTAACATCTGATGTTACTGCATCAAGAGATTTTGTTACTGCTGTTACCTTCTCATTAAGAGATTTGATAGTTGCAGCAAGATCGCCAAAGGCATTAGTAAGAGAAGTATTAATTTCTGAAACTGCCTTGGCAACTTCTTCTTTAACATCTGCAATAGATTTTTCCACTACATTCTCTACTTCAACTGCTGCTTTTGCAGCAGAAGATTCTGCACCACCATCATCCGATTTAGCAACAGCAAGTTCTTCAACTACTGGTGCTTCTTCAGCGACTGCAGGAGTTTCTGCTGTTTCTGCAACAACCTCTGTTGTTACGTCTGCTGCTACTTCTGCTGGCTGTGCCTCTGGAGCAATCTCTGCATTTTCAACTGCAGTTTCTACAACTGCTTCTGTTGATTCTGTCATTTGATTTACCTCCTTAGTAATCTTAATTGTATTAATGCCTTTAGCACTATCAACTAAGAATTTTATCATTTCTGCATTATCTTTATCATTCTTTTCTATAAAACCAATATTTTGCATTTTGTTTCCAGTTACTGGACTTGTTACTGAGTCAGAATCTGAAACCATAACAATACCGTTTTCTGAATCCCAAAATACATTTTCAATTTCTGTTTTTGATAAGTATCCATCTACTACGTTTTGTCCATTTACCTTTTCAATAGATAAAATATTTGCAAATTGGTTTGCTGGATTATCTACAAGAGATAACTCATGTAGTTCATATGTTTTGATTACACGAATTGTTTTATCAATTTTTTCATCATAAGCATCATCCCAAGTCTTTATGTTGCCACCAATTGAAAATCCAGTGTATGTTCCATCTAAAACTTTTTCCCAAGCATCTTGTGCACCTTTAGAAACATACGCAGATACGTAAACTCCACTATAAAACTTTTTGTCATTTGGATCAAAATATTTATCTTCTTTAAAAGAAACAATCTTTCCTACTGCGCTGGGCTGATGCATTTCACGAAGATTGCCACGGAAGTTTTTAAAAGCCTCTACACTAGATTCTGTTGTAACTATGTCGCCTTGACGATCAACATTATCAAGCGTAGCAAAGCCAGACACCATACGGCGTTCAACATCCACTTTTCCAATGGGCATTGAAAGGCGAACATTGTCACCTTTAGTTTCCCAATGAGCCTTGTTTATTAACATAACGTTATAATTATAGCACTGCTTTATACAGTTTTCTCAACTATTGAGACGATCTGCCTTCGCCTTGGGGATTGCGTCCAGATATTGTAGTTGGTGAATCAGAATTATTATTTGTTCTTTCTGAATCTCTTTGGCGAGTACCCGCCAAATTTGCTCTAGAGTCAGTTGCTTGTCTTGGCGACATAACAAAAGGATCATCCCCATCTGCTCTTTGTGGCAAGTCTAATTTTTCACGAGCCTCATTTGGAGTCATAACCTGAGTCTTAACATAACGCTCAATAATCTGAGATTGAGCAATTTCATCAGTAAGGGTAAGTTCATTAAATTTAAGTTCAAGGATATCTGTTTTTTCCTTAATAATTTTATTAACTACTTTTTCAAGATGTTTTTGTGCTGGTCTAGCCACCTGCTCTTTAAATGTGCGATCTTGTGAAAGTGCTGCTGCAATGCCTGAATCAGCACCGCCAAGTTTAGAAATTGGAACCTGATGTGCAATTAAAATATCATCACGGTTTTGTTTGCGGTACTCCTTAAATGAGCCGTCCTGAATACCGTTTTCAATTGGTTCCATCTTAAACTCAACCTTATTACCGTCCGTATCTCCAGGAAGTGGGATATAAAGAGTTCTATGGGATTGAGCCTTAAGTCCAGTCTGTAAAAATCTAAACATTTTATCTTCGGCATCGCCAGATAATTTTGCACCCTTTAATGTTACTACATATCTTGGAACCGCCTTGTTTTCAAAGTAGTCAATATTGTATTGAGATGCCAACTGGTCTCCAATTAAAGACGGCATTGCTGCAACAATATCTGGAATTCCATAGAATGTATTTAAAGGAGAGTATTCTTTAAGATGAATAATCTCATTTGGTCTTGGATCTGTGCCCATAGGGTTTGCATTTCTTGCTCCAAAGTTTCTAAAATAAACTACCTTTTGACCAATAATTTGAATAAAACCATCACGTAAACGACGTACACGAACAGTAGTTGCTGGAATATGTCCAACATATCCAATATCTCCAGCCACTGTTCTACCTACTTCAATAAAACCATTACCAGTTGCTTGAAGATCTGTATAAACCTTTTCCATAGTTTTTGTAAAACTGTCATCATCATTTAAACTTTCTAACCAATCACGCAACTGTATCTTTGCTCTTTCAATACGATTACGAGCACGATCTACCGCTGCTTGATCTTCGTTCATTTCAAACCTTAACATGGTTCTGTCTGAAATATCAAAGCGATATCCAAGACCGACTACGTTTTCTACCTTAGCGTCAATAGCAGCATGGTTAGCAAATGATGTGTCATAAAAGTTGGCTAATTCGTACATGTTATATGGAGGAGTGATTACATCAAATAGTCCGTAACCATTTCTATATACCGTGCCAGGATTGATTTGCTTTGAACTTGCATCTACTCCTGAAGGTGTAACATTTGCTGCATTTAAATATGCTTGGTTTGTTTCTGGACTAATATATTTTGATAAATTGCGGGTTGTTCTACGACGAAAATTTTGATCTAGTCCAGAATAATCTTTTAAATCATCCCAACTTTTATTAAAGGGATCTTGATGCCTAAAAGGATTTTCTTCTTTGTTCTGTGTATTAAGACCTACACGAATGTATTCTTGCTCATCACTCATTTACAGCATCCTTTCCATATTTATCTAATGTCTGTTGTGCTGCATGCCAAGCACCTAAGTCATTCATTGAAGGAATTAGTCCTTCTCTCATTCTTTCTTTTTGTTCAGAATATTCTTCTTCACTAATTCTTGTAAGGCCAGGAACAAAAACTGCTTTGCCTTCACCGTCATCTCCATAATGCATGGCAGCCTTTCGTAGTTCTGCAATCTTGGATAAATCACCACGATCTGAAGGGATGTTTAAGATTGATCCAGTGTCGTCTGTAAACCACTTTCCATCAGACTTCTTATATACGTAAAGTCCCCAGTCATAGTGCTTATCTATTACTTTGCGACGAACATTTTGTACATACGGTTTACCAGTTTTTGGGTTAATTAGTGATTCCATAACCACAAGTATATCAGATTATACTGGTGTGGCGACAGTGCTTAACCATTCTACTTCGGAGTATATTTTTAACTTTTCAGGCTGATAAATTAGCCCTTCTCCGTCATCAACTATAATTTTATTCGTTCCGATGTATGTTTTATAAATGTCTAATGGACTAATTCCATAAAACTCAGATGAGCCTATGACCAACATACCGTCCCAAGTAAAGTTATTATTCCAAAATTGCCAATCAAAGGTTGTAATTCCATCCGTTAAAACCTTATACCAAGGCCTGAAGGTTCTGCTTTCAACCTCTTGCAAACTATTTGCTTGATAGTATGCAATATTATTAAATAGTGCTGGGCCTGTAAGATTTATACTTCCTAAATATGAATTATATACCAGGGATGTTAAAAATGAAACACCAATAGATGACCACTCCTTAAGCGACAAGACTGGCTCTCTTACAAGATTGCCATTTAAATAAAAAGCAACTCCATTATATTCAACGCCATTTTCATTCAAAACGAATATTTTTGCCCTATTCATGCTAGAACTATTTGCCTGAATATAAAACTTTAATGTACCATCTTTGTGATTAATTTCAAATATTTCTGTTGCTGTTTCTGGAAAGGTGTCCTGATCATATCTTAGCCAGAGTTGCATAGCACTTACCTTATAAGATGTTGCAAGTTCTTTATTAATTGGAAGAGAAAGCCCACGATTTTCTAAAACATTAAGTTCTCCACGCACTTCTAGCCCAGAAGTTTTGGTTAAATATAGATATGGTGTGCTTTCTTTGTATATGCTAAACGGATTTTTTGATTTATAATCAAAATATATTCCATTTTTCTTATATGGGAACAAGTCTACACCAAATCTTGTTCCAACAGGATTTGAAGAATTGTTGTTAAATGCTTGAGAAGCCAACTGCAACTTATTCAACAATATGGGTTTGGTCAAAATACCACGGCTATTAAATTCAAGACTATAAACAATTGCAAGACTATTAAAGTCTTTTGTTTTAATAGGATATATTAATGTATTATTTAAAACTTCAAACCTTGTGGTCTCCCAATCTTCATAATCATTTATATCAACAACTTTATATTGATTTAACGTTTGCTCATTTGCAAAAGGTGTTACAAGATTTGCTCCCTCAGAAACATATTGAAAAGTAATATAACTTTTTATTTGTGCTCCACTTGTATCATAATAGTATCCACCATTACCAGATTCTTCGGCTAAAGTTGTAGTAGTAGGGTATGCCAAGTTAAACTGTAAAAAATCTAAATCATAGTATTCTTCGCTATCTTTATTTTTTACAAATTGCCCAAAATAAGAAAGTGGTAAATAATCTTGCCAATATCCAGCAACACCTATATCTAAAAAATATCTTTCATATGCTTCAGAAGGCAGAAGTGTATAACTTGCTGTGTGAGAAATTAATGATGAACCATGACTTAAAATAACAATTCCATTTTCATCAAAATTATTTGATATCTTAGAAGCGTTAGTTGTGCTACAAACACCAACAGAATAAATTCTTCCAGTAAAAGCATATTCTCCAGAATCGTCACCACCAACATACATTTTTAAAGAATTTTGATTTCCTAAAAATGAATTAACACCTCCACCAAAATTATCAGATAAACTTCTTAAATTAAACCCAACTGCAAAAGTAGTGTTTGCTGTTATCGGATCAGAGGTAAATAATAATTCAGTACCTTCACTATTGGTCAAAGAATATTTAATTTCATCGCCATCTTTAATAATAGAAAAATAGTTGCCATTGACAGGATTATATATTTTAAACAATATTTCTTCAGAAACCAAATCATGGGAACTAAAAACACCATAAAAAGCATCAACCTGATTTGCTAAAACATTAAACTTATCAAAATTAATGTAGGTATTTTTAGAATTCCAAGTGTTGTTTGGCCTAAATGACAAAAACCTATTTTCAATAAATGGACCAGATTCGTTATCTTGTATGGCTTGATTGTCTTCATATAAATCTTCCAATGTTTTATCATCTAAAAATATTTCAGGTAACAAATATTCTGGAGTTCTTAAACTTGTTGTGGTTGTTGTTAAATTATCAAAACTTCCTTGGTTCCATCCTGCAAAGTCTGGGTAATTGTAGTTTGCAGTATAGTTAGCAAATGGATAGTCTACGAATGCAGTTATTCCTCCATATGCTGAGTTAATTCCTTCTGGAGATATAACTCCTTGTCCATATACCCATCTGCGTTTTGCTACTGTAACTGGAACTTGATATGAATAAATTGCAACACAGTCAATTTCAAAAGGATATACGCTGGCATCTGAATAAAAGCCAAGCCAATCCTGGCTATCCCCGTTAGCATCAAGTTCTTCTGGTAAAGAAAGGGTAGATGTATCAAAAGACAGTGATAAAACCTCTTCTCCATTTATTAATAAAGATGCTGAGTTCCTAATTAAACGAATATGAATTAAAATTGGCCTAAACCATTCACCAATAAAGTGAGAAGCAAACTGATTTCCAACAACTAATGTTAAAAATCCATCTTCAACATATAAGCCATCGTTAGATGCAATTGGTCCAAAAATTTTAAATGGTGTTAGTGTATTTGCTGCTATCCTTGCCCAAAATTCAATTGTGTAATCGTTATACTGTCCTTTTTTATTTAAAAAACCTTTTCCTGGAATTATTAAAGATGCATCTGTATAAGGCTCTAACCTTGTTGCACCGCTTGCGCCATAAACCAAAGGTATGCCTGCATTTTTGCTTTTTAATCCGCCTTCGGTAATGTAGTACCCAGAATCTTCTGCAATACCGTATGCTTGGGCCTCCACTGCATCCAAACCACCATAAATGCTTACTGTTGATGGAACTGTAGTTTCTGTTATTCCATTTAAAGAATATGTGTTAAATTCTTCATTCCATTGACCTAAAGTAATACCATTAAAATAAAATTGATTTTCTGTTGTAAGTCCAGACCCTTCAAATATTTTTATTTTAAAAACAATTCTTAATTGTGCAGAGACATTTGGAATTGCAAAAGTTTCAGAGATAAAGCCCCATTTTTGATAAAGCGTACTTGTAAAAGTTTTTAATTCTTGAACTATTTGAGAAGTGCTTGGATCTGTATATTCATATCCTATAGAAACACTTTGCAAATAAACACTATTTGAATAAAAATATGAACCTATTGTAAATGTTTCAAGATCTTCAAGAACATTAAAGTTTAATATATTTGGGCTAATTATTGATGCTTCAAGAGTTTCAGTAACTGGCACATCAACTTCAACTAATGTCAAAGCACTATTTAAAAATGGCTGCTTAAGAGATTCTGACTCTAATGTTGCTGTTGCATCTGATATAGTCCAAGAATCAGAGATATCACGCTGTGCTTCAGAAATTAAACTTTTATAATTAAGGGTATCGTCTAGTGCCCATAAAACTAATGGGTGCTCAGAATATATTTTTTCTGCATATAAATTTGATGGGGTAGACATATTTCTCCTATCCCCTTATTATAGCAGGATGAAGACTAATATAATTTAATCTCACATGCATCTGTAGAACAATATTTTTCAGACTCTGCATCAAGATTATCCTTGCCATCATAAATAGCAGACCAATCAATTTTACCAATTTTACCAACATAAGAGTTATATTCTTCTCTTGTAATATTTGTATATGGTTGTTGAGGATAAGTTTTATTACCCATAGGCAAAAATGAAACTGCCTTTAATTGACCTTCATGCATGTGTAATGCTGGAGCAATGTGCTTGGTTTCAGATTCCTTGTCAAATGACAAAGTTACAGATACTCCATTATCAGACCAATATTTTTGAGCGGTAGCAGCCAAACCAATCTTTTCAAAAAGACTTACATCTTTTTCAGAACGAGGATGTCCAGATGCTACTGGGAAATATACTACTGAAGTGTTTGCTGATACTACGTCATCTTCAATTCTATACCCTGCTGCTTTAAATAAATGCATCATTGGGTCTGTATTTCCAAACCTTATAGCACGAAGATAGAACTCTCCTCCTGGACCCCAATGAACTCCTGGTGTTGCACCAGATAACAATGAAACAGAGCCTGAAGGTTTGACGGTAGTTACACGAATTGATTCACGTACACATAGCCATTCTGAGTATGTGTGATCATATGAACGAATCTTTTTATACCCTTCGTCCATCCACTCACGAATAATTGGCATACCCTTTTTATCTGCAAAAGATGCAATGCCAGTAAGTGATGTTCCAATACGACGATTACGTTGCATGATTCCATTTGTAGTTTGCCAATGTGTTGGCATAAGCGTAACAGTCTTGCCGTATAAGTAAGCAAACTTTAATGTACGTAAAAAGTCTTCTTTATTTTCATGACGATTTAGATGAACTTCTACAAGTGTGCATAATTCATAACTTTCCAATGGTTGTTCAGCGCATGGATTGAATCCCATAACACGAGAATCTTTATAATCTGGAGCGTCTGCTAATCTTCCATAATCTCTAGCAACATCTAGCCAAATAAATCCTGGCTCCCCATTGTCTGCAATTAAGTCAACATAGTCTTCATACTTTGTTCCAACCTCTGCAGAAATAGAATTATTAGACATCCAAGCCCATCCTGGATTCTCTGAATCAAATGAATTTCTATCTGGAAAAACCTCTGCATTTTTTAAATTAATAAAATCTTTGTCTTCAGCATTTCCTAAAGCCAAGGTAGCAGAACGACGAACATTACCAGAAACAACGCATGTACCAATAAGGTTTACAATGTCTACTATTGCACGAGAATCAAGAGTTTCTCCTGATCTACCGCCAATTACTTTGTCTATCTTACTGTGTAATGCAATCAGTGGTGCTGGACCGCTAGCCACCCCACCAAAGCCTTTTATTGGGGCTCCTAGAGGACGGATAAGGTCATAGTTAAACTTTTGTATAGCCTGATTAGGTCGTAGGTATGAATTTAAAAGCATTCTTACTGAGTCAACCCAACCTTCACGAGTGTCTGGGATTTCCCATACATTTTCTGGCTCTGTTGGAGCATAGATAGGCATTTCTTTGTCTTGACCGACGGTATCAAACCCTACACCAATACCCAGCATTAATGCATCCATTACCCATGCAAATAAGGCTCCTGGATCATTGCGATCAAGGTCACGAGTTGATACCATTGCACAATTTTGAAGGGATGCTGAGTTACGCTTCTCCATAGTCATAGGAGTTCCAAATGCCCAGAGACCACGACCTGGTGGTGTCCACTTTAGTTCAAACATTCTCTGAAAGGCTTCTTGTGCAGACTTCTGTGCTTTGTTGTCGTTCCATGGAAGTCTATTATCTTTAGCGTGGTTCTTTTGTACTGAGTACATTCCTTCAATTACCCGCTTGCAAACCTCATGCCATCTTTCCTTTGTTCCATCTTCTTTCATCCGAGAGTAGGTACGTATAAAGGTAATTTCTCCTAAAGAGTTTGATCCAGCATCTGAAAAGCCAAACGGGGCTGGTACCTCAGTATATTTATTTACAAACTCATCTGACAAACGAAAAGAAAAGATATCTGACATTTACGTTCCAACTTTCTATTAATATTATAAGTACTTTGCAGAATCCAAAGTAGTGTTAAGTATATCATAGAATTAAAAAGAAAAACACGCTTGTTTAAGGCGTGTTAATCTCTAGTTAAGAGTTAGTGCTTTGTATTTTATAAAGTACTATGCACCAATCAACATTAATTCGCTAAATGCTGCACCTGCTGCAGGAGTAGAGAAAGAAAATACTCCAGAACCATTTGTTGTCAATACTTGTCCTGCTGCTCCGTCTGCTGCTGGAAGTGTCCAAATTCTGTTTGTAGTAACAGTTTCTGGAGCCTTAAAACCAACATAGTGAGTTGAGTCTGTATCTGCTAATCTAAGTTCTGCTGTAGCATTAAGTGTAAGTGCTGTTGTTGCTACTGCGCTTGACAATGTTTTGTTTGTTAGTGTGTCAGTTGTAGCACGACCAACCAATGTATCTGTGTCAGTTGGTAGTGTAAGAGTTCCAGTATTGGAAATACTTGCAATAACTGGAGTTGTTAAAGTTTTGTTTGTTAAAGTTTCAGATACATCCTTAAGCAAGGTTCCATTCATGTAGTATGACTTACCAGAAGCAAGATTAATATGCTCTGAAGATGTCCATGAGTCTGTGGCGTCTACCCAGTTAAAGGTTTTATCGCTTGCACCTTTTAATGTTATTCCGCCACCATCTGCTGTTGAGTCTGAAGGTGTAGCAACATCGGCAAGAACAATATTTTTATCCTCAACAACAAGATTAGTTGAGTTAATATTTGTAGTTGTACCATTAACTGTTAGGTTACCAGAAAGGGTTAGGTCTGTTCCTGACACCGCTCCAGTAAATGTTGCGCCTGAAAGTGCTGCTACGTTTGCTTCTAAAGCAAGAGTTCCTGTAGCATCTGGTAGAGTGATTGTTCTATCTGCTGTTGGGTCTGCAACTGTTAAAACTGTTTCAAACTCATTGTTTGTTGCACCTTCATATGTAATAAAGTGTGAATCTGGAAGATAAATACCATGAATACGTGGAGTTCCACCAGTTGCAGTAATTTCTCCTCCATTAATTGTTGGAGTTGTAAGAGTTTTGTTACTAAGTGTGTCTGTTGTATCCCTACCTACAAGGGTTGTAGTCGCATCAGGAAGGGTAATCGTACGGTCTGCCGTAGGGTCTGTTACAGTTAAAGTTGTTTCAAACTCATTTGCTGTTGCACCTTCAAATACAATTGAGCCATCATTAAATACTGCTCCAGTAATTACTGGGCTTGTTAAAGTTTTATTTGTAAGAGTTTGAGTTCCAGTTTCAGTTACTGTTCCCGCTGCAATATCGGTTGTAAGGGCTACAGTACCAGTTGCATCTGGAAACGTAATTGTACGATCAGCGGTTGGGTTTCCTGCTGAAAGGGTAAGTTCAAAGTCATCTGCTGAAGAACCTTCCATTGTAATTGTTGAAGTAAACACTCCAATGTTAGTAATGTCTGAAAGGTTACCAGTTGTAATAACTGTACCATCAACATTTGGAAGAGTAATAGTTCTATCGGCAGTTGGGTCTGTTACCTGAAGGGTAGTCTCATAAGAATCAGCGGTAGCACCTTCAAAAACAATGCTTGTACCAAAAGCAGGATTAACTGTAGAGTTAATGTCGGCAAAGTAATCTAGGTTTGCCCAGTGATTTGTTCCATCACCAATTTTAAACTTATTAGTGTCTGATTCCCATCCCATTTCTCCAGCATTTAATATTGGATTGGCAGTAGTCCACTGTGAAGCAGTTCCTCTGCGCTGTTGCATTCTAGTTGCCATTTATTGCTCCTTATACTTAGTTATATTATAACAGATAATTAATTAAAATTATCAACTGCTATTCCGCCATCCCAGGTTTCATCCCAAGAGGCTGTATTGTAAACACCAGCACTTACTAATTCTCCTGCTTGATAATAGTATCCAGCGTCTTTAAAAATACTAACAATTAATCCATTGCCATCAATTGATGTATCATGAATGTGGTCTTGTAGTGTTTCTGCATCTTCAAGTGTTGCAATTGCAACCCATTCAGAACTATAATAAACATGTACACGCTCTGTTAATGTATCAAACCACAAATCTCCATTTTCTGGAGATGCTGGTGGAGTAGCGCCAACTGGAAGTTGTGGAGATCCTACTGCAGTATCTACATACAGTTTTGTTGCAGCATGTGAATTTTGAGTAGGAGTGGCAACTGTGACTGTTGATCCAAAGATTCCGCCTTCGGCTACGTTGATGCCGTGCTTTACTCTGAAGTCTTTATTTACGGTTGCCATCTCCGACCTCTATTCTATCTAATTATGCTTCAATATATGTTTTGTGTACTTTAACAGAAGTATCTGATGTTGTACCAGTAACTAGGAGACGAACATTTCCACCGTTATAATCGGCATCTGTTGTTCCCAATACTGCGTTACTAATTACATCTGCATATTCTGTTAGGTAAACGTTATTTGATCCATCTACTGTTACAAGAACTTCAATTACTTCAATATCGCTACCCTTTTTCATCTGAACAATATATTTTGCAGATGAATAAGTTGATGTTGACCATGAGTCAATAACTGTTGCTGAGTCAGAAGCAGTTGCAGCAGCGGTACCAAGTAAAGCATCTGTAAGTGTTACAGAGCCTACTGTTACACCGCTAAATGTTGGTGTTGCTGTTGAGTGAAGATCTTGTGGACCAGATAATGTAATTGCGCCAGTTGATGCACTTGCAGTAATCTGATTTGCTGTGCCAGTAATTGAAAGTACACCATCGTTTGTAACTGCATCACCAGTAATACTAATACCAGTTCCAGCAGTTACATTAAGTGTGTTTCCAGTCTTTGAAAGACCATCTCCAGCAACTACTTGTCCAAGACCAGTAAATTGTGTAAATGTTAATGCTGTAGTTCCTACAGTAACTGTACCGTTATTTGTTAATGTATATCCAGAATCAGCATTTGTAGTTCCTTCTTCTACGAATACCGCAAATGATGCTGTAAGTTCTGCAGCAGTATCGCAGTCAGTTGAACGAGATGCTGCACCTGAAGCGGCTACTACATAAATACCGTTTTGTGAGCCAGTTGATTGATTCTTTACAAGAACACGATCACCAGTTGCAAGAGTTACTCCATCAACTGTGTCTCCATTTTCAAGATCTGAAGAAATATCTAAGTTTGCAGTAGTTGCTGCACGAACTGATGCTTTCCAGTCAATACCTACAACTGCATTATCAACATAACCTTTTGTTGCTGCATCTGTTGCATCTGTTGGTGTTCCAAGACCTGTAATCTTGTATGTTGCCATGCTTACTGCACCAGTTGGTGCTCCTACAGCGCTTAGTGCAAATTCTGAAGGGTCTACAGAAATTGCTCCTGTGTCATCATCGTAGTCAAGACCATTACCAACTACAGTTCCTATAGCATCTTGTGCTCTTTCATCTGTAAAGTATTTATTTGTTGAACCTTCTGCAATGTCATCAGAACCTAATGTACGTGAACCTCCAAGAGAAGTTGATGTACCATTAATAGTAATTGCTGAGTTTGTAAGTTTATCATTTGCAATTGATCCTGCAAGCATTGAGTTTGTTACAGTTGATGAATCTCCAGTTGTAATAATTGTACCTGTTACGTCAGGAATTGTAATGGTACGATCTGCAGTTGGATCAGTTACTGACAAAGTTGTTTCATGATCATTTGCAGTTGCACCTTCAAATACTATTGAAGAATCTGAAAGGGACAAACCTGAAACAGTTGGTGAGGTAAGAGTCTTGTTAGCAAGAGTTTCTGTACCTGATAATGTTGCAAAATCTGCATCGGTTAATGCAGTATTGAAATCAGAAATTGTTCCTGTTATAGTGTTTGATCCAAAAGCAATTGATTTATTTGATAATGTGTCTGTTGTGTCACGAAGAACTACAGTTCCAGTTGCATCTGGAAGTGTGATAGTTCTATCTGCGGTTGGATCGGTTACTTGAAGTGTTGTCTCGTGATCATTTGCGGTTGCACCTTCAAATGAAATGCTTGAATCAAAAACTCCAACTGCCTGTGGTGCTTTCCATGCAATACCATTTGTTGCATTTGAGTCTGCAGTAAGAATATAGTTGTCTGTTCCTGCTGCAAGACGAGTTACTGCGTCTGGACCAGATGCTACTAGTAAATCACCTTTTGTGTCTACTAATGCTTCTGTTAATATGTCGTGGCCGTTTACAGTTGCGGTTGATCCCTCAACTACCAGCCCCGCTTTTACTCTAAAGTCTTTTGTTACGGTTGCCATCTTTTATCTCCTTGGTTAGGCCTTTAACCCCATACGCATGTAGCGCAAGGTTATCGGTGTAATTCCCCCTACTGGAACAACAGTTAGTGAAACTGTGTCTCCAGCCCTTGAAACAGAGATGGTGCCAATATTCCCATCATTTTCAATTGTTGCATATTCGCTAACAGATACCCCTGATCCATCAACCAATATGTTCATTTCTGTAGAGTAGTACTTGTTTGCACCACCTGCTACATGCTTAATAGAGATCATATATTTCATTGATCGCCATTCACTTGCGGAAAAGTTATCAAAAATTGTTGAGTTTTCAATACCATTAATGGTTAACTCATTGTTACCGTCTGAACCAAGATCTGTAGATCTAGCAGAAGCACTATCAATTAAATCTATATAGTCTTCTTGTGTTGGGCGGTCGCCAGTCTGAAACTTAGTCTTAACATTTGAAATTGATACCTTTGCCATGCCTATATTATATCATTATATGTTAAAGAATATAGTTATTAATTCCAATAATTTGAAGACCAATTCCAGGCACACCTGCATATGCTGGACCAATTCCAATAGTAGTAAATTTAACTCTAAAAGGCAAAACCTCATTAATTTTTACTGCTCTTGCCTTGTAAATTATTTCAGATATTGGGTAGCCAACAGAGTTTATCTTTTTTGCTTTATGGCTATCGGTATCAATTATGATAGCGGATGCCATTAGGACTCACTATTTGTTACGTCTTCAATTACTTTCATAGTGCCTCTGGCTACCGTCCAAACACGACTTTCATCACTTAGTTCAATATCAAAAATATCGCCAGTTTCTAACAACACAGATTCATTTGCTGTAAGAGAAACTGTAAACTCTCCAGCATCATCTATTTCTGTTGGAACTGGTTCAAGTTCAACGATTAATTCTGCATCATCTGTAAAATCACCAGGCTTTGTATTTGGACGTTTAATTTCCATTGCAATAGTCCAATCAGCAATAACTAGTGGATCTTTATTATCATCTGTAACATAAACACGAAATGAGGCAGTATCGCCACGAACAACTGTCCACAATACATTTGGTGGTGTCAAACCAACTGAATAAGAATCTGAACCTTGATTTCTAAATGTAGCCATAATCTTATCATTATACCATTAACTAATAACAATATTATAAATATTTTGTTATTTAGTAAAAGTATTTGACTCAAAAGGTCAAACAATGGTATAATTAATATATGCTACCAATAGGTAGCATTTGTTCTCTAGGAGGTATTTTACAATGAGAGAGTCAAATGTTTGGCTAGGGGTATTAACGTTGGTTATTTGTAGTACCGTTTTTTCGGCTTCTGCAAATGCAACAAATGAAAATAATCTATTGATTAAAGAGTCTGTGAAATCTGCCACCCAACAGGTGGCTTTTTTGGTTTCTAAGGACAAAAAATTACAAAAATATGAAAATGCTCATAATTTAACCGATGAGGAACTGGTTGATATGTTGCGTCATGTAGGGTTTCAGGGAAAGGCTTTAAGGTCTGCTTGTGCAATTGCCAAGGCAGAGTCAAATGGTCGCCCTCTTGCCTTTAATGGCAATGTAAAGACTGGGGATAGTTCTTATGGCGTATTTCAAATTAATATGCTTGGAGAACTTGGACCAGATCGTAGAGAAAAATTTGAGTTAGATTCAAACGCTGAATTATTAAATCCAGTAGTAAATGCACAAATTGCTCTACATATGACTAAGGGTGGAAAAGATTGGTCTTCCTGGAGTTCTGTAAATGGAACACGGTACAAGGAGTGGTATAACAAATATCCGTGTAAATAAAAATAATATAAAATAAAAATCTCCTTTAGAGTTTTTCTTTAGGAGGTTTTTTATTTATATTGCTTTTTTTGCCTAAACATTGTTTTATAACTATCAAAAAATAAAGTTCTAAGATTTTTTACTGTATTTTCTTGTTCTTTAAATTCTTTTTCTTTCCCAAACTCCATATACCAATCATCTCGTTTAAAAGGAATAACTTGAGCAATTGGGGTTCCTTTAGGAATTAAGCCTTCAAAGTTAGTGTCATTTAAAACAAAAGGAAAGTTAACTGGGCCAACATAGGTATCTGTATCTACAATTCCTGGCATAATTGTAAAAATGGACTCTCTGTGAAATGGTTGAACAAATAAAGTTGAGTACCCTTTTGGTGTTTTAATTGACCAAAAATTATTCCATTTTGGGTAAGCATCTCCATTATAATACGGATGATTTGGTGCTTGTGAAGGTGGATGAAAAAGAATTGGATTCATAGAAGGCCATTCAAAATGCGACATATTGTTTTTTATTGATACAAAAACGTCAGTAGGGGATTTAATTAAGTATCCTGAAACCATTGAATCAAATACAGGCATGCATTTTTTTATAGTTGACGTTGTTTCTCCATCACCATCTGGTTTTTTTTTACCACCTAGATATGAGTCTAAACTTGCATACCAACTAGGTATCTCTTTTGATGCAGGTATTGGTTTTTCTAAATCAGGAAACAAAGAGGCATTTGTAAAAATTATTTTTTGCTCCATAAACCCTCCAATAAAAAATATAACAAAATTATACTAAAATTTTGTTAACTATTTATTAAGTATACACCAAAACTTTGCTATTGCGTTCTTTTTAAACCATATTATTTTTATAGTATTGTAATTAAACTATTTTTTATTACTATTAGTTTTATGGTCGTTCGTTATATTGTTCTGGAAATGCTGCTTGATGGGCTGCTAATTGCTCTGGCGTAGGGGGTGTAACTTCATTAACAATGTCTGGATTAAATTCATCAAGAAGTAAGGCTTTTTTACCTTCTTCTCTATAGAACTCTGATCCAATATATAAGAATCCAATATTAATATTGTATTCAGTACACTCTGCAAATTCGTCATAAGAGTAATCATCTGCAACCTGTTGAAGCAATTCAATACTAGCATCGTCTTCAAACACTAGTAGGTCTTGTACAACACCATCTTTAATGTATGCGTATTTTTTCATTATATTGACTTCTTTTCAATAATTCTAACTGTACCAGGGAAACCAGAGCCTCCACCGCCAGGGCCATTTCTACCGCCAGATGGACAATGGTATCCACCACCGCCTCCGCCTCCACCTGCTGGACCATTACCAGTAGCACCGCCACCTGCGCTACCCCAGTAAGAACCACCGCCTCCGCCTGCACCGCCGTATGGACTAGAAGGAGCATTTCCAGGACCTGTTTGGTTTTCGCTAGCACCCCAGCCACCTTGGCCACCTCTACCACCGTATTCATAGTTTTGTACAGTAAATAAGCCTGATCCAACCTGGACGTTTCCACCTGTACCTGTGCTTGCCTGAACGTTTCCTTGAGCCTTAGAGGTTGCGTTTCCAGCACCGCTACTATTTAAAAAACTTCCAACTGATGTAGTTCCTAAACCGCCTGCTCCTACTGTTATAAGAACTGTTGAACCACCTGTTCCATATCCTGGACATGAAGCAACTCCAGACCAAGCATTTCCACCAGTACCACCAGTACCACCGTTACCAACACCATTGCCTGTACTTCCACCGTTTCCATTGCCACCGCCACTAAAAACAACCATAGCAATGTCAGAAACCATTGTATCAACAGCGTAGTTTTGTGTGCTATTAAATGTTAAAATATTACCTGTCTGCCAAGTAGGAGTTGCTACTGTAGTTACAGAGCCAGAGGCACTAGATTGTGGGCTATTTCCTCTAACATTTTCTGCTCTAACAGTAAATGTGTATGCTGTACTAGGAGTTAATCCAAATATATCAATGGGAGAAGTATTTCCAGTTGCTGTTACACCACCTGGGGAAGATGTTACTGTATATGCGGTAGGTATACCACCTCTTGATGCTGCGTTAAATGATACTCTTGCTCCAGAACCGCTAGTATTAGCAGCATTAACTGTTGGTTGATCTGGAACGTCAACAATCTTTGTTGTTCCTGCCGAAGCATCTTTAAATCTAGATCCTGCTAGTCCAGATGCACTTGCTTTTGTAATTGCCACAAGAGTACTCCTTTTTTGTTAATTAGTTAATTTCTGAACCAAATACTGAAAACGACATGTCTGCAGATGAAGCAAACACACGGATTAAGTCACCTGCTGCAAGAGTTAGTCCAAGAGTCAGCATAATTGAATCTGATGCTCCTACTGTTGCTCCATAAACAATCCAGTGCTTCTGTGATGTTGATGCATCTGCTGCTGGACGTACCGCAATGCGGTATGTTCCTGAAGAGCCTGCTTGATTAGCAACTGCAATAGTAGAGACTACTGCGGAGTACCCGCTTGGTACTGTATAAAGTGTTGATTCTGTGGTAGCACTTGGTGCTGCTTGGGCCAAAACCTTGTAAGTTGATGCCATTTGTTATCCTCCCATTAGTAAGAATACTTCTGGCAATCCGCTTGCGTCTTGCCATGATGTTATTATACCATCTGTTTGTAATACTTTTCCAGCATTCCCTGCTTGTGCAGGAATAAAAGGAACCCATCCTGATCCATTGTAATACTGAAGTTGGTGAATAGTATTTCCGCTGCCATCTTGTCTTATCACACATATTGATCCTGCAACTGGTGAGGTAATTGATGCATCTCTTGCTGATGGATTAAGGTAATTGTTTATACCCTTTTTTCCAACAAGATGATCTATAACGGTAACTGACGATAGATGTGTATGTGGTCCAGCCCATTCAAAAGTTCCAGATGTATCTGTCTTTCCAGATAGTTCATACCAAGTATCATCTGCTGCATTATAAATGTACCCTGGTTTTCCGTCGTAATTAAATGATGTTGGCATTAAATCACCTGATCAAAACTACTAGTATCTCCATTATAAACATACATTTCTATAGGAGATGATCCCTTTTTAATCCAAATTACACCATTGGCTAATCCAGTTGTTGGTTGTGTTGCTGTATAGATTGATGTTGCTGATAAATATCCAACTGGAGCAGGCGCATCTTTGTCCACCCAAATATAACCATTTGGTATTGTGGCAGAAAATGTTGAAAAGTTTGCTGCTACTGGCGCAGAGTTTTGTGCTGAAGATATATTTCTTGCTGCTAGTTCTAAGGCAACCTGATCATCTATTTGTTCCTGTAGGTCATTAATTGTATGTGCCATTGATGGCACTAAAAGTTCTGCTGGATCATTTTCTGCAGGATCAAAATCATACGATCCATAATGATATGCTCTTAAAGCATCTTGAATATTAGCATCATCAATTAATGCTGGAATTTTAGTTGGTACTAAGTTTCCTATATTTTCTACAGCCATTGGGTCACCTCTTTAAAGATTATACCATTTTTATATCAAACTATAGATATAAATAAATGTACAGTTTTGCTTCCAGTTAATGCAGACCAACTGCCCCCACTATATTGAACTGCGTCAAAATTTATTACTAGGTTTGTTCCAGCCCCTGCCAAAGCGGGAATCTCCATTGATGCTGCAATTGGGTTTGCCCCTTCAATTTGAAACTGAACGTTAAAATTTGAAGCAGTAAGTGGTGATCCAGTTACAGTAACTATATTTGATATTGGAATAGTTGTAGATGCAGATCCAGAAGAAAAAGAAAGTGTCTGTATTGTAGAATAAATTGCGGGGCTTATATTTAAAACTTCTACCCAGGTATTTCCTCCAGGTTGAGAAACATACTGATACATATATCCATAGTCTGCTCCAGGATCGGTTTGTATGTATATGTCATTTAATATTAAAGTTGTTCCAAGTAATACTCCACTAGATGTTTGTGCGTTTGGTTCTCCAGAGCCAACAATAATTTTGCTACCACGAGTTCCTTGTGGACCAATATCTACTAAGACATCAACTGAGTCTGGTGGTCCTAAAACAACAACATCTTCAGTATTAAGTAATACATCTACCATTATGATTCATCTGCTCCAGAAATATCATCTGTCACTGTAATGCTTCCAGTCAGAACGGTATAAATTTCAGAAGCGCTTGCATCTATTTGAACATCATAAACATAAGTTCCAGCAGTTAAATTTCTACCTAATCCAGGAAGAATAGTGCAGGTAATGGTATCTGCTGAGCCGTCAACTACTGCTTGGCCTTCATACTGTGTTTGACCTTCACCTCTTGCTGTTGCAATAAAAAAGTCTGCACTAAAACCTGTTAAGTCAAAGGCATCACCATTTGCTGTTTTTGGACGTATCACAAATTCAGCGGTGTCGCCACGGTAGTAATTAAAATTATAAGAACCTGGAAATGCCATTATTCCTCCTAGAACATTATACCATTATGATACTGCTATATATATGCCTTTTAAAATAAAAGATCCCTCATTGTCTGTTCTTATTTGAGGGATACCACCATAGTTTTTTATTTTGTCACTATTTATAAAAAAGGTTTGAGAATAGGATAGGTCATATTCATATTGATATTTTAGTAGTCCCACATATCCTATTGGAGATAAATCTTCATCCTTTAAGAGAGTTCTTATCCAAACCTCTGTATTGTTTGAGTATGTTTCTAAAGAAAAGTCATATCTGATTTCTAGTTTTGATCCTACTTTGAGTGTTTTAAGATTAATATTTTTTGCCACCTGATTTATTAAAGAAACTGATTTGTTTGGAAGATAGGTTTCAACAGTTTGACCTTCATTTATATTTAGAAAAAAAGAAACCCACCCATCCTCTCCTCTTTCTGGACCAACCCTATATACACCTGTATTATTTCCAGCATAGTATGCCCATCCAGGATACTGTCCAGATGGGCTATCGTATCCCTCTGCACCTTTTCCTGGATCACCTTTTTCTCCCTTTGGCCCTTGAGGTCCCTGTGGACCTTTTTCACCCCTATCACCTTTTTGTCCTTGTGGTCCCTCTTTACCTTGTGGACCCGTTTCGCCCTTTTCGCCTTGAATTCCAGGAACAGCAATATATTCAACAGACCTTGTCTGTTCTACAGTTTCGTTGTATTTTTTTTTCTTACTAGGAAAATCCATATTTGTAGCCATAAGACCTCCCTATTTTATTTTTGTTTTAAAAACCTTTTTGCCAATTTTTATAATTGGAGGAATATTTATATTAGGAGTAGAAACTTTTACAACTGGCATTATAAACTGCCTCCAGGGGTAACATTACCAAGTACACAAATTGTTCCAACTACTGGAGTCCAAACCGTATCTTGTTCTCCACTACCGCCAGGAATTGTAACTTGTAGATCAAACGGTAACTCTGATACAACTGACCTATATTGATTTCCCCAGTTTAATGTAGTTTCTGCTGAAACAGATATTGTTACGTACCCTGCTTCTTCGGTTACTGTTAGTTCGTCAAGAACATCTCCTGTTGGGTCATAAGAAGTTGATAAAAAGGTCCATCCGTCTGTATCCCAATATGTAGCCTCATCATCTTCAAAAAATTCTATTTTTAATGTTGCGCTATCTCCACGGACTACGGTCCATTGAATATTTGCTGGAGAAGCACCATATTTTTCTATTGTAGGAGCACACATAATAATTGATTATACCATTAAATAAATAAAACTGGACACCTAGACGCAGTGGGGTGGGGGTAGAATCTAGGTGCCAGCGTAAAAATTATATCATTGTATTATTAGAGATATATATATTATAACAAAACGTTATAACTTGGACATTTAAAATAACTGTTATAAGATTGTTATAATCAATTATTGATAAACTGTAAAAAACCAGGGTATAAACGTGTATACTTAAAATATATAAAGAAAAGAAAACTAGCAAGTAAAGTTTTTAAAATATCTTATATATTATATATAGAGAATTACTTTTTAGAATGATCTTTTAGATGTTCAACAAACAGATCAAACAATTTGTCAGTTTTTTCCTCTAGGCGATTGACGGAATCTTTTAAACTTGATCCAGAATTCGGCTTAAGTTCATTTAAATAATGTTTTACGAGCCAACGAACTCCACCAGCAACAATGGTTGTAATGGTAAAAAGAGTTAATATAAACGCTGCCCAATCTTGAGGTGACATAAGGTTTATTATATCAGCATTCTGAAATAAATATTACAATATGTTTTTCTTTATTTCTTTCATTATATGATCTCTCATTCTTGTTTTTTTGAAAGTTTCATATCTTGTAACAAGGGGAATTTTGGACTCAATCATTGTAGGTGATGCTGCGCCAAGGGCTGCATATGAATTTAATTTGTCTGTACTTTCAACTCTTTGTAAGTTTATAGGCCTATCTGTTAAAAATTCTACATAAAATAAAGGTTCATCCTTTTCAATTTTAAAAGTGCCAACTTCATTCCATAACATAATTTCCATAGGATAGGTCCTTAGCCATTTTCCTATATCATAAGATCCCGTTGGAGGAACACCTTGTTTTGTAAAATTAGAATTGTGCAAAAATGGTGGTGTAAAAGAAGCCATAAGTGGCTCTTCACTAAAAAAACAAAAAAATAAAGATAGTTCAAATAAAGGTTTTCCAACCATAGTTGGTGGTCTTAATATATTAGTTTCAAGATGAGGCCTGTTTGCATTCTTAGGAACAATGTATGGATTTTCTGGATCGGAAAAATCATATGCATATTCAAGATCCATTGGGCTAGTGAAAAAAAATATTTTCTTAATTTTATCGGAATATGCTGGACATTCAAACATTGATTTTTTTTTACTATTTTTATTTTTCATCTCGTACAAAGACTGTCGCAAATTTACTGGATCGTTATACAGCATGTTCCAGCCATTTGTATTAGGCCACCAATACACATTTATTTCTTTTTTATTTTTCATCAATCAATTCTATCATAAAGATTTTAGCGGTTTCAATAAAGCCAAAAATAGAAATACCAAACCACTATAAGACATAGTATGTGTGACACACACAATAATGTCTAATTGGATGGAATACCTATACTTGCTTAATAGCCCGATATGAGTTATAATAAGATGTGCTAGATACAATCAAAAATATTCTTATAGATGGTTTGACAGAAAAACTAAAGGTTCATCATTCGGTATATCGTCTTCCCTGCACAAGTGAATTTCTAGAAGAACTCATTGCTAGCGTTCTGACAGAAGCGGGGTATACAAACGACTGGCAGCCCAATAGAAGCCATAGTATCAGTGTAGATATGTCATTAGACTCAGGGCAATCTTTCTCCGTTAAATCAGGTGTATATGCAAATAACACACTAACATTTTCTGGATCCAGGCTAGGTAAGCATGATGGTTTGGACAATATGATAGCCAGCGTAGTATCTAATAGTGCTGATTATTATGTGTGTCTTGCAAAAGCAGACCAGGATTGGTCTTCTGTCCCCGCCAAAAATGAGAAGAAGATATATTATTTATTTATATTTCCTGCCAAAACCTTGATATATGATAGTGGGGTTTGGAATAAGGTAGAAACTAAATCTGGTGGGTATAACTACGTTATGGAGTCTATAGGCATGTCTGCTAGAATTAATACTAGTATGTCGTCACAACTATGGACTAGTGTGAATGAAAGCCTTGTTGGTTCCCCGACAAAATTGGAGATATTGTGATTTTTAGAAAATCAGATAAAATACAGTTTATAAGTACTATTGAGGGGTTAGAGTCTATTCCAGAATACTTACCAAAACCAGCAAAAAACTTTATTCCTCAATGGTTTAAAGATATGCCAAACTCTGTGCAAGAAACAATAACGGTAAAACATTGTCCATCTTTTCCAGATTATTTTTCACAAGGATATATTGTTCCAATGTGGTGTGACGTTAAACTAAAATACGATAGAGAAGGAAACTGGTCTTGGAATACACCAACATCTTTAGCGTCTTGGGATTTTCATGGAGATGAACAGTTTTTGGATCACACTAAAGCAAGGTTTAACGGAACTGAAGGTCAATTTGTTTTTAAAGCAAATTGTCCCTGGAGAGTTATAACTCCACCTGGGTGGTCTGTTTTACAACTACCACTCTTCTATCACTTTAATAAAGAATGGTCAGTTTTGCCTGGAGTCATAGATACTGACATTCATCATGAAATTAATCAACAGGTTTTATATCATGGCAATGGCAAAGATGTTATTATAAAATCTGGAGATCCATTTGTTCTTTATATACCTTTTAAAAGATCTCAAAAATTAAAAAAAGAAATAAGACATCAGACTGAAAAAGATTTAAAGTTGTTTAAAAGACAAGACTATTATCGTTTAAGTAAATTTATACCTACAAACTATTATAGGAATAGTCAAAGAAAAAGAAAAAGAGATGTCTGATAAAGTTTATCCTTGGGATATGATAAATGGATCACCTAAAGTCTCGGCAGAGTTGGTTAAAGAAAGATTGGATATTTGTCATACATGTCCTGCATTTAGACCGTTAACTCAGACATGTAAAAAATGTGGATGTTTTATGAAAATGAAAACTCAGTTAGAAAAGGCTTATTGTCCTTTGGGTAAGTGGTAGTTAAGGCTTTTGGTGATCTGGGAAAGGATTTCCATACACATCTTTACCTTGCATATAAAGTCTTCCTACTCCATCCTTTAACAAAGGTTCCTCTATTTGTCTATAATAATTTGTATCTTTATCTGCTTGGAGTTCTTCAATTATAACCTCTTCATCAAAAATATCTTCAGCGTATTTTAATTCAAAACTATCTGCGAAATATCTTGGAATTGGAATAAAACCTGCTAAAGGGGTTCCAGCAGGAACGCCAACTTCTATGTTTGGAATTTGTATTTTTAGATTAAACAAAAAACTTCTTCTCAAATTATCTGTTTCAACTACTCCAGTCATTACTGTCACATTTGGTAGTACATAATTTGGTGGATTTATTATCATAAGATTTACACCAGGTGGGGTTCTTAATGTAAAGGGTACCGCTATTGATATTATTCCGTCCCCAAAGTGACTATCAATTCTTGGACGTTTTTTATCAAGTTCTTCTAAAGTTTCGCTAAAGTAAAATTTAACTGAATCTTTAGAACTTCCACCATCCCAAATAAAACTAAAATCAAATTCGCTTTTAATTATAAAGCCATATTGATTTCCAATTGTTAGTGGCAGACATCTATAAAAATGTGGAGTAAACCAATCTCTTTTTTTAGGTGGTTTATCAACAATATTATGAAGTCTTTCTTTATTATTGTTAAACTGCCAAGGAGCATCAAAAGGATCGTTAAAAACTGCTATTGTTTTATCTGGAACATTAATTCCTTGATTTATCATTTTTTTAGTATATCAGATGAAGATAATTATTCTTCAAAAGATTCTAGCGTTTCCAGCAACGCATTTACTGGTGGTTGACAAGAACATGACTCACAGCATGGTTCTTCATTTTCTTGCATTGGAATAATTTTAATTTCTTTAGATTCCATGATCCTCCATATATTTTAGTCGTTCCATAAGTTTATAGTTTTCTGGATCTTCAAGCATTTCTTTAATTGCATCGTTAATTGTTTTTCTTGGCGTTCCGTAGTCATCTGGCAAAGAAGATTCAAAGTTGTCTAGAATAGCCATACTAATGCTGCCAAACCAATTATAACTATAGAAATCAATATTTGTTGTTTCATATAATAATTATACTACTAAATACTCCACCAAGTATTAGTATTATAAAAATACCCGAGTTTTTCTTTGTACTCGGAATAGAGTTTATTTACTTGATTCCAATTAGGATCATGGGTATCAAAACCACAATATCCACATGGACCAGGACCTGTGTACTCATATACGTGTTTGCACATAATTCTATTATACCCTGCCAAATCTGAAAAATTTTTCATTTTCATAAAATCTGAATATTTTTCTGAGATGTATGATATGTAATTTTAAAAATAAAAAATAAAAAAAATAGTGAGCACACTAGAGGGGTTAGCCCCTAGCGTGTTCCTTGTAGATAGCCGTCAATGCCTATCAGATCGCAAGTTATCTTGACTCTTTGATTTTTATGTAATGTAGATTTAAATAAATCTATAAAATCTAAAACCTCTTGCTTAGTCATGAGATTTATATCTCTTGTGTTACCTTGCATTGTTGTTAGTGTTACTTTCATTTATTCCATCCAATCTAAAGTTAATCCATCATTTGCAT